GAGCCGCTTTGAGAATGGCTCATTCAAAGGTGCGATTGATCCCAAAACGGGACACATCTACATCTTCTCGGAGTTTGCCGAGTCGGTGGAGGATGCCGAGTTCACGATGTTCCACGAGCTGTACGGTCACTGGGGCATGAAGGCTTTCCTCGGGGATGGAATCGACTCCTTCCTGAACAACCAGTACAAGGTCAACCAGAAGGTTCGTGAAGCTGCTGATCGTCTGGCTGCAGAAGCCAAAGAGAACGGCATGCCGATGAGCAAGCTGGAGTCCATCGAGGAAGCCATTGCTGATCAGGCAACGGAAGGTAATGCAAGTGCATTCCGTGAGTTGATGGGTCGTCTGGTGCGCTGGCTGAAGAAGCACGGCATGAGCAACGTGGCAAGCTGGCTGGATTCGACTGGATCCTCCGAGCTGGCATTCGTCCTGTCGCAGGCTCGCAAGGTGGCAATGTCCAAGCAGGGCATCTCCCCGCTCGATGGCGCCCCCTCCGATGTGATGTACAACCGCTCGAAGAAGATGCCTGTTGAGGGCTACGCTATTCGTGACGGCAAGGTCACCGGCTACACCCGCATCAACCCGGTCAATGGGTACTGGACTGTCTTTACCCTGAACTCTGGCGCAGAGTCTCTTGCTTCAGGCAACTACACGGTTCACACCGTTGAAGAGCTTGTGGATGCACACGATCTGCTGAAGAAGGTGGGTCAGGTGACGATGGCTCGTGACCGCTCGACGCGCCAAGAGGTTGATCCGAAGAATGTGGCGGAGATCCCGAACTTCAACGACGTTACCGGCTGGGCTCGCTTCAAGCGCAACATGCTGATCCAAGGTCAGAACATGTTCCTGCCGATCTTCGAGGTGGCAAAGTTCCTCGAGGGCAAGGGCATCAAGAACTCTGTGATCGATGATCTGATCAAGTACGAGTCCCGCACCAAGTGGTTTATTGACAACTACGAGAAAGCCTATGCTCGCCCGATAACCCGCTTGATGGGTGAGGCTGGCAAGAAGGGCGCAACGCTGGAAGACATCGACCTGTATCTGATGGCGCGTCACGCCGAGGAGCGTAACCGTTTCATCAAGGCGATCAATCCGAAGAACTCGCGTGGCTCCGGTCTGGATACCAAAGAAGCACAGAAGATCCTGAGCGGTGATAACGACGGCAAATGGGCAGACTTCAGCTCCGAGCTGGACGAGATCGGCAAGTTGATGGATGAGATGAGTAAAGCAAAGCTTAACTACATGCTCGACACCGGCCTGATCAACAAGTACCAGTACGAGTCCCTCTCCCGCTACAAGCACTACGTGAACCTCTCCGGCAATCAGGAGTTGGATCTCGACAAGTACGACATGAGCCAGTTGGGTGGACGCTCCTTCAATGTGCGTGGCTCCGACATCATTCGGGCAACTGGTCGTGGCACGGTCGCTGTGGACGTACTGCAGAACACGATGAACTCGTACCTGTCTACGATCATCCGTGGTCAGAAGAACCGTCCGCTGCAAGCCATTCTGCAGATGTTCGAGCAGAACCCTGACCAGAGCTACGTCAAGGTTGAGAACGTCAATCGTCGCAAGCAGATCAACATCGATCGCCTGACCTTCGACAAGAAAGTCCTGTCTGCGATTGGCGATGCTCCGACCAATGACTCGGGCCGCGAATACCTTGTTGGTCTCCAGCGCCAGATGAAAGACGGCACACTGGACAGCGATGAAGCTATGGCTGATCTGGTTCGCCGCATCAATGAAGCTGAAGCTCGCCGCGACATCTCTCCTGACGAAGCAGCTCGTGCAGTTCGCAACGTCAACGAGCAGGTTGTGATGTCGGCAAGATTGAGCCCTGATGGGTACGTCACGACCGTTGAGACCCCGGGCGACAAGGATCGTCAGGTGGTAGTCAAGGTTAACGGCAAGCCGATCACGATGGAGTTCAACGGCAAGTCGATGGACTTCTTCGATGCCATCACTGGCATGAACGTCACCCAGAATGGGCCGTTCATCGAAGCGGTGGCTGTCTGGAACCGATTGTTTAGCCAGATGGTCACGACGATGAACCCGGCTTGGGTACCGGTCAACATGGTGCGAGACATTCAGACTGCATTTGCTAACGCTGCCGCTGATCCTGAGGTGGGCGCTGAGTTGGCTGGCAAGATGTTCATGGAGTGGAAGCGCACTCACCGTATCGCCTTCCGCCATCTAGTGGCAGAGCAAGCTGACGCGAAGCAGGGGTGGTGGGGCAACCGCATGAAAGCTGCTGCTCAGAAGAATCCGCTGTCGGATGCTGAGAAAAAGTGGATCAACGAGTTCTTTGAGGACGGTGCCGCTACCTACTTTATTGACAGGAATGGTCTCGAGCAGACGATCGACAAACTGAACCGTCACCTGAACCCGATGACGATCGGCAAGATCCGGGGCGTCAAGGATGCGGGTGTCTGGACGACTGGCAAGTTCGAAGCGATTGCTGATCTGATGGAGCTGCTTGGCACACCGGCTGAAATCGCCCCGCGTCTAGCTGCATACAAGGTGCTGCGTGAGAACGGTTGGTCTCGTGAGAGAGCTGCTCGCTACGCCAAGGAGCTGACCGTCAACTTCAACATGAAGGGTGCCTACAAGCCGCTGCGAGCCCTGTACGTATTTGCCAACCCGGCAATTCAGGGCACGATGCGTATGTTCAAGGATGCCAAGGAAGGCAACTACAAGCGCTTCGCCGCCGTGTCTGCTGGCTGGATCACAATGGGCATGATCAGCAGCATGATTGCCGACGCCTTCGGAGATGACGACGAGGAAGAACGCAAGGACGGTCTACGCGCCATCGATAAGGTGCCTGACTACAAGCGAGCAACTTCGGTCACTTTCTTGCCTGACACCTACTTCGGCTCGATCCCTGTAGCCTACGGCTGGAACGTGTTCTCCACGATGGGGCAGTACGCCTACGACACGGTTATGGGGTACCGCAGCGCAGAGAGTTCAGCTGGCAAGGTAGTCAAGGCTGCATTCGATTCGTTTGCGCCGATTGGTTCCGGCGTGGAATCGAAGACCTTCTTGGGTCAAGCTGGTAAGACGCTGCTGCCTAGCCCTCTGGTTCCGTTGCTCGAGCTGGGCCTGAACGAGAACCGCTTTGGCGCTCCGATTGCCAAGAGTGACGGCGATTTCTCCGCCATCCAAGAGTCGGACGCCTATAAGCATTTCGATAGCGTGAACCCGATCTCGAAGAGCTTGATGCACTTCTTGGCTGAGGCTACGTCTGGCGGTAAGAATCCGAGGTACAACGAGTCGTTGATCGATGTGAATCCCGCAACCGTGGATTACCTGATCAACAGCTACTTGCCGGGTCTGATCTCTTCTCTGTATCAAGGGACGGGCAAGGCTCTCAACGCTGCAGCTGGCCGCGACACCAAGGATCAAGACCTCCCTGTGCTGGGCAGGTTCAAGGCTAAGGTGGATGACGCCACTTTTGACAGCGGAGCTTACCGTCGCGTCAAGGAAGACGTCGATACCCTGTACAAGGAGTACATGTCAGGTAGAACCAGCACAGAGCGCAAGCAGGAGATCATCAAAGATCATCCGGGTCTTGGTGGCCTGAAGGCTATGTTCGATGGCATGGAGCAGCAGATGAAGGGGATGAGCCGGATCGTTGAGGCCAACTCCGACAACCCTCGCTACTCCGAGGAAGAGATCATCGAGATGCGCAACAAGTACGACAAGATGAAGGAGGAGTACCGCAACCGGGCTGTGACTCAAGCCCTGCGTCGCGGCTTCCGAGATGCGGTCATTGACGATCGCTGAGCATTGCCTTCAGTCGTGAGAGGATCTCGAGCAGGGGCTTAGCCGGAACACGGGCGGTCCCTGCAATCGGCATCCCATCTTCAGCCGCGACATCTGCCTGATGCAGCATCTCATCGGCTTTGATGTCCTTCATTGCCTTCTTCAGAGCGTCGAAGTGTAGGCGCGGGGTGGCAGACATCGCCTGCTCGAGACGGGTGTAGTACGCCACCATCGCCATCAGGTCAATGTACTCCCTGCGAAGAGCTTGAATATCCAACTGCATGACGCCCTCTTGAGCTACTCTGCGCTCACCCTCCGCATACTCCCTCGCTTCTGCGTAGATCTTATCTAACGCTCCCATCTCCACACTTTCCTTTCTCTCGTACTCTTCAAACAGTTTATCCCTCAGCTCGTCTCTTTGCCGCTTGATGCAGGCAGGCTTGTCGCAGTAGTAGCTACAGCTGTGAATGTTCATCAGGGATCCTCTGACATCCAGCGCCACGCCACGACGCAACACACTGCAACTCCCACCGTAAAGCCGAAGATAAAGCCGATAATCACGGCAAGTACCTCCACGCCAAAACGGTCAAGCCAGCTGCAGCCGAAGCTACCCCGCACAAGATCACAACCCCAGCGAAGTAATCCCACTTGTTGTGCTTGAGTGGTCGAGGATCACCCAGCAGATTAGCGGCTAGAACGCCAAGAAAGAACAAAACTATTCCGGCTGCAATCATGCCGCCTCCTTGATGAATACACCATCTTTGGTTAGATAACCTTTGCGATCCCTGATTTCATCATAAGCAAGCTGAAGACATTCAGTAATGCTAATATCTAAAATCGCACAGACGTTGATGAGGCAGACCACAACATCCCCCACGCCATCCTTGATGAGCGCCATGTCCTTCTTGTTGATTCCGGACGCCAGCTCACCCATCTCTTCGAAAGCTTTCAGCAGCTGCGTCTTAGCATCGCTGTTCTGGATGATGCCCCGATCCTCAGACCAGCGGACGATGTTCAGTTCGAGTTCGTTGTAGCTCATTGTTCAAATCCCCTCTTCGAGTAGTACGCTTCCACTTTATCGTATGCATCCAGATCATCCTTGATACCCAAGGCCGCACCAAGGGTCTTTGGTAGATCTCGGATTTGTGGCAATGGCTTGTCCGTTTCAGGCGGCGCCAAGTCGGTACCCAGCAAGCGGTTCAAATACCACTGCGCTTTTGCCAGCGACTGCACCCCGCCCTTATGCCGCTCTCGCCATGTGTACTTGATGATGTTGCCTTTTAAGAACCCTTTCAGTTCCTCCGGCGTCAATGCTGCCTCAATCGCTTCGATGCACTCGATCTTCCCTGAGGTGTAATGCTTTGGGTTGTTGACCTCATCCGTGCTAACTGTGCTAACTGTGCTAAATCTTTTCTGCCCATCTGCTTGAACGTACTCATCGCGCATGAGTAGACCTCCCGAAAAATCGCTGTGCTAAATTTGTGCTAATCACTGTGCTATTCGTATGCTTTCTACTGCTCGCTAAGTTGCGTGTCCCCAGCGTAAGATGTTGAAAGATAACGACTTTTGTGTAGCACTAACTACCACTACGTTCGATTCGTAATTAGTAGGCCACCTTTACGAATCAATGACTTACAAGCTACTGTGCTAAGACTGTGCTAATCGTGCCGCCGCTGTAGCTCAGCTGGTAGAGCAGGCGCTTCGTAAGCGTCAGGTCGTCCGTTCGAGTCGGACCAGCGGCACCATCAACCAACCGCTTTTAGGCGCTTGTCAACCGCGAACACACTGTCAATTGCGACGGCGTGTTTCGACAAGTGATCAACACTCAGGTGAGCATACCGCTCCACCATACGAGCATCTTTCCACCCACCTAACTCTTTCAAGTCGGCCATCGGAACACCACTCTCGCGCAACAGAGACGCCCACGTATGACGCATGTCGTGCCATCGTAAATTTTCCAAGCCAGCTTTTTGAAGCGCTTGCCTCCAGATCTTCGATGAGATTTCGTTAAGAGGCTTCCCCGCATTCAAGGGAAACACCCACTCGGATCCGTTGTCCTTGTGGCGCAGGATAATGTCCACCGCCATTTGGTTCAACGGGATCACAAGCGTCTCACCGTTCTTCATCTGCACTCCATCCACCCGCAACAGGCGGTGACCGAAGTCGATCTGATCCCACCGCATCCTCAGCACATTCCTGCGCCGAAGACCTGTAGCAACTGCCATGTACAGCAAGTCGGCGTACCCCTTAGGTAGCGACTTCGCCAGCCTGACTACTTCTTCAGGTTGGAGCCGACGCATCCGTTCGGTCTGGCCGGGGATGAAGCGGAACATCGGCGCCTCACCATCGATCCAGCGGTACTCCTTGTACGCCGCACGTATAACGGCTCGCAGTAAAGCAATCTTGCGATTGACATCTGCTGCACTACGTTTACCACCACCTCGAAGTTTTGGTCTGCTGAACTCTGCAGTACGAATCTCGCGCACAACATCAGGCGTGATCTGATCGATGTACACAACATTGCGTTTAGCAAACTCACCATCCCACCAGACCTTGTGATCCTCGTAGGCCCCGATAGTTCTCAGGTGCTGACGATCTTCAAGGTACCGGCCTACTGCTTCTTTCCAAGTCCTGCGAGGCTTCTCGTTCAACAGTTCTTTTTTGAACGACTTGGCATACTCATCAGCCAAGTAAATTTTGGCTAGCTTCTCGTTACTGGTGCGGGAGGAAACCCTTACCTGCTGACCATTAACGCTCCACCGGCCCCACCAAATGCTCCCACGCTGGAAGTACTTCATAACCCCCTCCAAGCCGGGGACACGCCTGCGCATTGTATAAGCACAGAGATATACTTGACAAGTACTGATATCACTTTGCTTGCTTATGGAACTTAGGCCAGCCCACCTTGCCCATCAGCAGGGCCTCAACGTAGTTGGCCGACTCACGCGCAGCGTCGTCTCCCAATTCCTTTCTCCATTTCTGATACAGCTCTTTCCTAGCCTTCTTGTTGGTGCGTAGCTTCAATGCTTCCTCAATACGGGCGATGAAGCGTTGCTGGCACTCGGCTAGTTGCTGCGCCAATAAGGTTTCCTGCGGTTCTTCGAGTATTTCGAATAAGTCACTTTCCATCATCCGTGAAACGCTGCCTTAATTCTGAAAGTTCTTTAGCCATTACATCAACCTGAAGTCTGAGAGACTTGATTTGACTGTCTCGATCCTCAAGCTTGTCCAGAAGGCTTGCTGCCGTTCTAATTAGTGTTGCCTCCGCAAGGTCTCGGCTCTGAGAATTGAGCATTGCTTGCACGGTGGCGTCCATTCGGTTTGCTAGTTCTTGCATGTCCATGCGTTTTTCTCCTTCAACTTAGCCTCAACCATTTCCGCGAACTCGCTAGGCTTTTTTGTTGCGTTCCATAACGCCTTGCGTTCAGCAGTCGTCAGCCCTTTCCATTCGCGCTGTGGTGGGGTTATGTACAAATACTGTTGGTCAAAACAAACAGCGTTGATGCCTTCCATCCAAACAACGTGAGGGTAGTAATCCTCGGCAACGTGGACTTGCGCTACAGGCGTCTGCGCTAGCTCTTCACCCCAAACACCAACTTCTCCAACTTTGGCTAGGTCTGGCTGCGACAACCCTCCCGGCCTGTATGCCATATCGTCAGCAGTCCATTCTTCAGGTCTATCGCTCACGTGAAGTCTCCAATCCCCAGCTCTCTTGCTATGTCCTGAATCTCGTACTCGACTGAACCGACTTCATAGTCATCGTCATCGAGCCGCCTGACCCGCTTCTCTTTGACTACTCTTGCTGGCTTCACCAGCTTGGAAGCTGTAACCCTCTTGGGCTTTGGTGGCACTTTTGGTTTGGGCTGTCTCTCATCTAGTGGACGAGCAGTGTCCAGCACCTCAATGGTTGCGTATCGGTAGCCGCAACCCCGGCACTTGCGCTTGCGACGAAACTCTCCCTCGATTGATAGGCGAGAGTCATAAACGTCGGTCTTCGCCTCACACTTTGGACAGTTCTGCATCTCACTGAACGGTTGCTCTTAGCTCTGCTTCCGGCGCTTTTCGATAGGCTTCCATCGCCATCTGAGAGACAATCATCATTGCGCCCTCAGCTTGATCTTCAGAGACACCGGATAGATGTAGTGTCAATCCGCCCATCAACCCAATTGCCCTCAACCAAACATCGCTAGTGATCTCTGGTTGCGCGACGCTCATCGCTATCCACTCACGAATGATCCCCTCAACCAACTGTTGATTTTCAAGCCGTTGACCCATGCAGCTCCCCCTTGTATTGAGTTCTTAGATAAGTATCGATATCCTCTTTTTTGAAACGATATGCTCTGCCGATTTTCGCGGCGGGAAGCGCCCCGTTTTTTGCCAGCCTACGCACGGTAAACGTGGACAGGCCGACATAGTCAGCGGCCTCTTCAACGTCCATTAGTTTTTGAAATTCCACTCAACCTCCTCACCAAAATTGATTAGAAACTTATCGCTGAACTCCACCTTGCGAGCTTCGTGCAGCTGCTCTTTTGTCATCCCTACATATGACTCAACTTCAGGCAAGTCATACATACATCTGTAGGACCCCCGCCCTGTTTCTTCAACTACCCTCACCACTTTCCCAGAAGGTAGGCTCAGAGTTTTCCCGACTAGACTGATACTGTTCGCAGAACTCAGACACTTCGCAGTACTCTTCACATCGTCTGTATCCTCCGCGCCTCTCTTCAATAACTGTGCTGTCAGTGAGTGCGGATTCAGCATCTTCCTTCCTTTCGAATATCTTTATTGCTCGTTTGCCGCCCGGTTTCATCAGCGCGTAAGTCGTACCCGCATACCATCGCTCTTCATCAGTACACACAATAAGTGTGCCACCCGCTTCTGCTGCTTGGTGTAAGCTAATACGATCTCTTATGTACTGATATGTTTCATCAAGCGGCCAGACCGGGATATCAATGGTGGCTACCGGCTTTTGTGGATAGTCTTGCTTACGCTTTGCATCAGACTTGCGCCAATCCCTCAGGATCGCAATGATCCTAAGACGCTCTACCTTGTAACCGTTTTGAATCGCCAACCAACGCAGCACATTGAGCTGGCGCTCCCACTCCTTCATGTCAGACATCATCACCTTGTACACACTCGTGCACTTGTAGTCGTCTAATGTCTCGTTACGCAAATCCATCCGATCGAACTGACCAGACAAAGACCAACCCTCCACGTCAGCGTACAGACGCTCTTCGACAATGTCGGACTTGTTGGCTCGCTCGAGGATGGTATGCACAGCCTGACCAAGCAAAGACCAGATGCGCTCACTGACATCCTCTACTACCGACGCGCCGAACTTCTTGAGCAGGACGCGACGCTGCGCCGAGTCGATCAGCTTGGTGACCGAGATGTCCCCGCCGCCCGTGTAAGGATCATTCCTTACCGCATCGACCAGCGCCTGAGGCAAGTCGTGGATATTGGTAAGATTCATGCCAGCCCTGCTTGATAGCGGCGCTCTGCCAAGAGATATCCCTCCAGCGGCCACAGCTGATTGACCGCATCTTCGAAGGCATACTTCTCACCGAGGGCATGGCTGTATTCATTCGGATCAACGCATGCGCTCTTGCCCCATACGGTGTAACCGTTGACCATCTCCAGCTGGCAGAAGGTAGTCGTCGTGCCCGGCATGAGGGTGTACGTAGCTTTCTTCACCCGCGCCAGCATTTCGCTCATGTACACCTTGCTTGGCATCTTCTCTTCTTGTTTGTCCACACAATCTCCTAAATCGGTACAGGTGCGCAGTCCGCCCCCGCTGCGGGTTGGCTCGGCCCATTACGGCCCAAGGTGCTGCGCTCACCACCAACACGACTGGGGACTGGCGTTTCTGTCGGGCCAACTTGTCCGTATTCTTTCAACGGTGAGCCGATAGCAGTGTCTATCCAATCCCCATGCGTCTTGGTCCGGAGGGGCGCTAACTCCTCCGGCTGTCTCTCCAGTGTCACGCCGATGCAGATTGCCCTGACGTTACGGGTTCAAAACCCCGGTTGCCCGAGGGAAAGGAGTCTTTCCCCGCCTCTTTAATACGCCTCGGGTCGGCGGGAGCATCTGCAATACCTATGACCCCCGAGGCCAGCGATCTCACCAGTCAACCAAACTGTTGTTGTTTGGCTCAAAGGGTGGGTCGTCGTTGCGCTTGGATGCGCGAGGCTGATCACCGTTGCCGGTGTCCTCATCGAGTGAGCCGCGCAGGTATTTCGTGCCAGCCTTGGATGTTGCTTCCCAGAGACCGCCGCGCCACTTGGTTCCGTCCGCCATCTCAATGACGACGTTGAACTGTGGAGCCTTCGCGTTCTGGCTTGGCTTGGCTTTGAATACTGAGATGTTGTTGTATTGCTTCATGCTTCCTCCGCTTGTTTGATTCGTTTCTGCAGGTTCGATGTGATCTCCGCCATCTTGCTAATCGGTATCTGCTCGATGCTGGTCACTTTGTAGATCTCCAGCAGCTTTGCTTCCGTCACATCGGTGTTTGCCATTAGCTTGCGAATGATGTCGATGTCGCTGGGAGCTAGTGTCTTGTCAGGGGATCTGCCGACTTCATGGGTGTGGCGGTCAGGATCCTCATCAATCGGGATGGCGAAGAGCTGGAACGCCATGTACTTGTAGGCGATCGACAGCGCTTTGTTGGTTGCCTTGTCGCCAGAGTCCATAGCTTCGCCCGGCACCGAGCACACAACACTGCTGCCATCTACGGCTGACCAGATGGTGAAGTCCACTTGAACGGTCACATAGAAGAGGGGATTGCCTCGACTATTAACACGCTCATAAACTTCACGATTCCTAATATTCGGGACAATGACAAGACCGGCCTCGACGAGATGCTGAGCCATGCGGTTCATCACATCGTCGATGCCTCGAAACTTAAAGCCTTGGGATTCGTTTTTGTGGGACTTGGCGATGCCTTTATCAGCAAACGCCTGCATCACTTGCTTGATGCCTATCAGGACATGGGGACTCTTTTGCCCATCCATACACCCTCCATACTTGTTGTTTGTGGGTGCAAGTATAGAGCAAATATTAGCGGCGTCAATACCCTATCAACAAAAAAATACCCTAAGCCTTTGATGTTGTAGAAAAAGCACTTACTACGCGACCAATAACACGTAATAGTTGAAATGCTTCAGGGTCGATCTCTTGAGTCTTCCCCCGGCCAGCGCTAATAGTTATCTTGTCACCAACAGCTACCCGCCTAGCAACGATCGTGTTGCCCTGTTGGAACAAGTACACGCCGGGCTCCGGCTTCGGCTGAAAGCTGTCGTCTACCAAGAATACTGTGCCGATAGGAAACTCCTTAAAAGAGTCATCGGTGAGTCGAACAGTCTTCAAGTTCTCTGGCTGCACCCCAAGGCTAGCGCAGAAGTCTTTAGAGAAGGCAAACCAGTCTACGGTGATGTCGGTGTGAACGCCCCCTATTGATCCCGTCTCAGGCGCTACATACCGGTCTAGAGCTGGGGCGATTGGCTTCTCCACTAGATGGGCAAACCGAGGCGAGATCTCCCCAACAGTAACCCTGAGTAGTTTTGCGAACTTAGCAACAGCTTGAAAGTTGAGGCCGACCTTACCGTTCAGAAACTGGGACACAGCACCTTGGCTGTTATACCCAAGCTCCTTCGCTGCTTTCACTTGCGATAAGTGAAGCTCGTCCTTCTTGTCTTTCCAGAGTTGGCGGAGTCGTCTGGCATCTTCAAGCTCGTCTTTGTTCAGATTGCGGTTAGGCATAAGCCCCCCTGTGTGCGCTACAAAGGCGCAATTCAACACCTGTATTAACCACGCTGTCAATACATGTTACCGTTGACTTGCATATCAGTCCCGCTTATACTTCATCACATCAGAAATGATTGCGTGGTTATGGTCGGGGTAAACCAACGGCAGCGTAACCATCAAGAGTCCTTACTGTGGGTTAGCTCGGGAAGAAGGACAGGGGTGGCGAAGATAGATCCCCGTGAGCGCAAGTCTGTCGGGTGCATGTCTGGCTCCGTAGAGGAAACGTGCTGAAGGCGTACCTAAGGATGGGCTAGGTACGTCTTCACCATAGAGGAAGGGTTATTTAAACATAGTTACATAGATTGATACCGGAATAAAAAACAAACCGGTTGAAGAAGAACTATAAGAAGGGTGAGTTATGAAGTCGTGGAGTGATCTAGGTATTGATGTCAGGGGCAAGTTTTCTGGCGAGATCAAGACTGTTTGTCCTCAGTGTTCCCACACAAGAAAGAAACGATCGTATCCATGCCTAAACGTCAACATCGACAAGGGCATGTACAACTGCTGGCACTGCGGTTGGTCGGGATCAATAGGGAAAGGGAACTACATGAAGCCCTACGCATCGGGCGCGAAGAACTATCGTAAGCCTGAGTTCAAGGCGCAGCTCCTCACGGAGAGTGGCATGAACTACTTGGCAGAGCGGGGCATCACGCCTGAGGTAGCCGCTCGCAATCAGATCTCGATGATGAAGAAGTACATGCCTCAGCGTGAAGAGGAGGTTATGTGCATCGCCTTTCCGTTCATCAAGCACGGAGAGATCGTCAACGTGAAATACCGGGACAAGAACAAGTACTTCACCCAAGAGGGTGGCGCAGAGAAGACATGGTACAAGTATGACGACATCGATCCGAAGTGCACGATCATCACAGAAGGAGAGTTTGATGCTTTGGCGCTGGAAGTTGCTGGTTTCCGCCACGCGATCTCTGTACCGGACGGAGCGCCAACTGGCAATGCAACGAATTTTGAAAAGAAGTTCTCGTACCTCGATGTCGAAGATCCGAGTATCGAGTCGGTCGAGAAGTTTATTCTCGCTGTTGACAGTGATGTACCGGGGCGGAAGTTGGAGGAGGAGCTTGCACGTCGCCTTGGCAAAGAGCGGTGCTACCGCGTTCAGTGGCCGGAGGATTGCAAGGACGCCAACGATGTGCTCATCAAGCTTGGCAAAGAGGTTCTCTCCGACTGCATAAAGAACGCAGTTCCTTTCCCTGTCGATGGCATCTTCGAGCTGGATGCTTTCGGCAGCGACCTTGACCAGATCTACACCGAGGGTTTGCCTCCCGGCTTGACGACCGGCTGGGCGAACGTCGATGACTTCTACCGCCCGATGGAAGGGCAGTGGACTTTAGTGACCGGTGTCCCCGGCATGGGAAAGTCCGAGTGGCTTGACGCGCTGGCAATGAACATGACTCGTGTCCACCACTGGGTCATTGGCGTGTGCTCTCCAGAGAATCAACCCATCACCTACCACGCTGCCAAGCTAATGGAGAAGTACGCTGGTAAGCGGCTGCACAAGATGACGAAGGAAGAGTATGAGGAGGCCAAGGAATGGGTCGGCGTCTTCTTCAAGTTCGTCATGCCTGAGGATCGGACACTTGATTCCCTTCTGGCTAAAGCCAAGCTGATGGTCAAGCGCTACGGGATGAAGGGTCTGATCATCGATCCCTACAACGAGATAACCCACACCCACAGGAAGGATGGCATCTCCGAGACGGAGTACATCTCCGACTTCTTGGCGCAGCTGCGTGGCTTCGCTCGAATGATGGGTATTCACATCTGGCTTGTGGCGCACCCCACCAAGTTGCAGAAGGGGATGGATGGAAAGTACCCGGTACCCACTGGCTATGACGTAGCAGGGTCGGCGCACTTCTTCAACAAGGCAGACAACATCATTGCGATCCACCGTGACAAGTCTGATCCTCACGCCTACTCCGAGGTACACGTGCAGAAGATCAGGTCGAGGTGGTTGGGTCAGCTGGGGCAAACGTTCCTCGAGTGGGACAAGCACTCAGGGCGATTCACCATTCCTGCGGGGCAGGGCTCGGGGTTCCTGCGTTGACCTACCGTAACCGCAAGCTGCTGGATCTGGCTAGAGGTCAGGCGTGTGTATGGTGTGGATCAGAGAACGGAACGACCGTGGCCGCGCACTCCAATCTTATGGAGCACGGCAAGGGCAAGGGGTTGAAAGCGCACGATGGGATGCATGCTTGGCTGTGCTACCGCTGCCACACCGAGTATGACCAAGGCGCCAAGATGAGCAGGGAAGAAAAGCGGGACTTCATTCTCGCCGCTATTTGCAAGACGTATCAGAGGATGTGGGAGCAGGATCTGATCAAAGTGAAAGGCTAGGGATGACGGTAATCGTATGGGATGGGGAGACCTTGGCAGCTGACAAGCAAGCAACTGATGATGGGATCCGACGAACCATCACCAAGATCAGGCGGGTAACAAACGGGAAGTACAAAGGTCACTTGATGGGCGGCTCGGGCGCTTCGACTCAGGCCAACGTGATGATGGATTGGTATGCAGCCGGTGCTCTGCCTGATCATTTCCCGAGGTATCAGGACGACAATAATCTATCAGCTGTGCTGACTGTCATCACGACTGAGGGATTGATCCTTCGATACGAGTACACCCCATCTCCGATTGTGTTCGAGGACGAGCAGTACTGCACCGGCTCCGGCAGGGATATCGCCTACGGGGCTTTGTACATGGGTGCCAATGCAGTCGAAGCGGTGCAGATCGTGAGCGAGTTTATGTCTGACTGCGGCATGGGAGTAGACGCCCTTTGTCTACATGAGAAGCGGAGGAAAAAATGAGTGCGGAGGTTTGGACTGATCAGCAGGAGGAAGCACTCAATCCTGAGCTTCTTCTCTCCCACTGCGAAGAAATGGCAGAGATGCTCGATGAGGTCGAGGCTCTGATCCGCGCATACCAGAAGACAAGCGACGCAAGGCTTTTGGTCATTGCGCTGAACGTGATTGGGGCGGAGGAAGAAGATGAATGAGATTGAGCGGTTGATGCACGACTACCGAGAGAAGGTGGCCGAGTACGCCAAAGCCAGAGCGAAGCGCACTTACATCGAAGAGTTTAAGAAATCTAAGCATGCGATTCTGATGCGACAAGCTGATCGAGATGGATTCAAAACGGTGGCAGCGCAGGATAGGGAAGCATTAGCTTCGGAAGAATACCTAGCACTGCTCGATGGATTGCAGGCGGCGGTCGAAGCGGAAGAGCGATTGCGGTACGACATGAAGTCAATCGAGATGCAGGCTGAAGTGTGGCGCACGTTGCGAGCTGACGAAAGATTTGAGAAGAAATCCTATGGGGCGTAAGGGTTTTCCGAATGCTCGGAGGTCAAGAGATCCACGCAAGGTACTGCTGGGCTCGAGGTCGGCAAGTCACCCAGCCTGCTTCGAAAGTCCGGATCAGTACCGTGACTACATCCACCTGATGCGTCAGAGCAGCAATCCAAAAGACACAGGCGTATGCCTTGACTGCACACCTGAGTTCAAAACACAAATGTTGGAAGAGGGTTTATGCGATCACCCTGAGACTCGGTTTGTACTTTGGAAAAGCGGTTTTGACAACGAGGTGGAGGTGATCGGCGTTTCAAATGAAAGTAGGTTTTGGAAGCGAGTGCAGCAAGGAGAATCTATTCTTAATTGGGGTAACAATGAAGAAGAAGATTAACAGTAGAACCAAAGGTAGTGCGGGAGAGCGCGAGCTAATCGGTGAACTCAAGCGGGTGTTGCCTGAGCTGACCGATAAGCTTGAGCGGAACCTTGAGCAGACACGAGACGGTGGGTACGACATCTCAGGGCTGAATGGTTGGGCGCCAGAGGTCAAGCGCTACGCCAAGATCCTACCTGCTGACATCGAATCTTTTTGGGCGCAGACAGTCGTTCAAGCACGGAACGATCAGCGCCGCCCGGTCCTCTTCATGCGCGAAGATCGGAGAGAGTGGCGAGTTAGGGTCAGGCTGAATGATGTTCAGGATAGGTGGGCTGGTGAGGATGGGTTGATCTGGACGGCTGAGGTGTCGATGGATGCGTTCGCTTGGATATATCGGAGGGCAGTATGAACAGAGATGACATTCTCCGCATGGCGAGGGAGGCTGGATTTTCTGACGCAAGCCAACTTGAACTAAATGTCGAATGGACTTGCGTTGCGCCAGAGATCGAACACTTTGCCAGCTTAGTCGCAGCAGCCGAGCGCGAGGCGTGTGCTTTGATATTGGAGAATTGCGTAGACCTTTCCGGCCTGAGGGACCACCCAAAGATACAACGCATCATCGCAATGACGCTGGTGGAGTTGGCTAAGGGTATCCGCGCAAGGGGACAGGATGTTTAGGTCACCCGATCAGGCGCTTGCCTTCGCCTTTCGCATGAGATCAAGTGCGGTCATCAGTATCCCATCGGCTACATACATAGCCAACAAGACAGACAACGAGAGTACCAGTGATCGGCTGACGCAGTACGATCTGCATGCACAGGTGGGAATGATCTTCAACTTCCTAAGCAGAAGGCCAGAAGACGAACAGCTGTACGCCTTTTACTTGCACGGAACGATCAGGGAACGTCGCCTCGCTGCCGCGCTATTGATTAGGAAGCATGCCGAAAGGCTGGGCAAATACGGATTGTCAAAGAAACAGTTACGTGATGCGTTATTAGGGAAGTCGGTGCGCGATGTCAGTGAGCTGACGGGAATGACTCAGCATAAGGCATGGAAGTTCAGGAGAGAACTGGCTGAAGTCTTGGCACCGGTACAAGATAGACTCATGGACGGTCTATGGGAGTGGTTAGATGCTTCAAACACTACGTTAATGCAACATTAGATTTTCTGTAGGATGAAGGGGTCGGTCAATCGCCGACTACCCTTCTCCTTTCACAAGGACTTTCCCCGGGCCTAAATCACCCGGGGATTTTTTTATCCTTGCTGGCTGCGGATTATGCGTAGAACTTCGTTGAACTTCCAAGTGAGCGGACTTTGTCAAACCAAACCTTAAGTCGTCCGGTGTCCTTAAGGTGGTGATAGATGAAAAACGATCGGAAAGATGCTCCTTCGTTTGTTCGCGCCATCGCTTTTGTGATCTTGTGCCACTCGTCAACTGTGATGGACAACGCGCTGTGATACGAACTGCCGAGAGCAGTCCGAATCTCTAGCGCATCGCCATTGTTGTTGAAACCTACGGAGCTATTCCTGCGGAAGAAGTTGAATGCGTTGTCTTTACGCATGTCTTCTTCCATAATGTTTTGTGTTGTGTAGTCGAACATCATGCTTGTGCTCCTTGTTTGGGTTGTTCAATGCCGCCTAAGTCCATCAGTACATCTTCCATGTCAACCCAGAGATCGATGATGGTTTCTGCGGCCCAGTCTGGATCGTTGGCAACCTTGTCGCAGATTGCTTCCGATGAGTAGTGCTTGTCGTTCTCGTTGCCCAACAGCTCATAGATAAAGTGAGATGCTTTCATTGGGTGATCAACTGCCCAGCGCAGCACACCGTCGTAGTCCTCCAGCATCAGGCTGTTGTAGCTTGAGCGAACCAAGCGGCGCATCTGCGAAGTGGTCAAAGTTCCTAGCGCTGGCGCAAGCGGGGACTTTTTGCGTGGCTTTGCTTTTGGCTTAGCCTTGACTTTGCTGGTCTTGTAGTCCAGCGCGAGTTGCTCACGGCGATCGATGGCATCCCACTCACGCCACGTAGGGCTGGTGGCGTACTTGGTGTGGTCATACTTTGGGTAGGACACGGGCGCAGGCGGGTTGCCATAGCCAAACTTCCAAGGTGTCCAAGCATAAGTGTTGGAATACCACATACCGTTGTGATCGATACCACTATTGCGATTCACGATAAAGCATTCGCCCTGCTGATTCATGAACGCAAACTTGTTGCTGCCGCCGATGTGACCGCCGACCATCTTCAGGAAAGCTTCCTGCTTGATTAGATCTGGGTTAAGAGTAAGCAAAGGCTTTAGGTAGTCGTTGATGTAATGCCAAGTGTCTGACATCTTGGGGTTGGCATGATTGCCGGTAGCCAAGATACCGTTGTGCGCCATCCATAGACCCGGCGTCACTTCGTATGGGTGACAGTTGTCCATGTCGATGTCGCCGTGCGTCTTCATTCGGAAGTGAATGACTGCCTCGTGGCATGCGACCTTGTTGTAGTACAGATCTTCGATCTCGCTGAATGAGCCAACCATCTTGACAACGATTACCTCGCTACCAAGATTCACGATTGCGCCGAAACCGTCGGAGTTCTTGTTGTAAAAGTCTTGCAGTTGAGCCGACTCGAAGCATCCGTCTTTTGGTTGATGAATGAGAATGCACATGGTTAGATTTCCTTTCTTTGGTTGATTGATATTGGTTATGCTGCTTGGCGTTCGTTGTCATGATTGGCGTCCAGTGCGAGATAGCTTCGCAAGAACTTTGTGTCTTCTCTGTTCTCACGCAGCAGGACAAACTTCTTAAACCCAATCGATGTGAAGTCTTGAATGGCAGTCACGCCTGGAGTGCAGAAGGCGAGCACGGCATTGCAGAACTCAAGTGCTGCCATGATTGACTCATACCGAAGGGACCCACGGAAGATACGGAACTCAATGGTCTTGGAGTTCTGAACATTGAGTGCTTCGTACCGCTCGCCCGTGTTCTTGTTGTGCGGTGAGAACTTAGCCATCTCGTGCTTGATCCGGCAGTAACCACCGCTGTACCGGCGAGCGATCGACCTGATCAGCGCCTCGTTGCGGACGTCATTCAGGAACGACTGAACTCGGTAGATCTGGGACTGTGTGACGTATTCCCTACCCACGTGGACATGGAAGCCGCAGCGACCGCCCTCGTGTGAGCGCATGCCTTTCTTGACGTTGCCGTCATTCAGGAACAGGGCGAGCTTCTCTCGATGTACGTCTAGGCCAGCAGGCTGGGTGACCAGCTCAAAGCCATTGCCAATGGATCCGTCGCGCTCGAAGTAGCAGTACTCGCCGACCACCCCAGATGGATTGAGCAGATCGTGGACGCGACCAGCTGCTAAGTACGGCTCGCCAGATACAACCTCGACCTCGAGTTCGCAGCCGAACGCACGGCGATTGGACCGCAGCCACTGAGAATCAATGACGTTAAAGCCCTTGTTCTTTGAACTGTGGTAGCTGTCGATCAGACCTTGATACGGAGACCAGCCTTGCACATACCAGATCTGGCGACGCTCGTCGTACATAATGTGGCTGTTGCGACGGTCAAAGGTGCGTGTGCTCTGACCATGCATGAACGCAGATACCGCGTATCGAGACAGGACCATCTCGCCGTTGTTGTCGAAAGTCCTGACGCCGCTGTTGATCAGATCCTGAGAGCAGGCGTGGCACACCGTGCTGTGAGCGAAGACATCTTCGTCAGTACCCCTAAGAGTGTAGGTATCCGTAGTGAAGTGACCGCAGTCTGCTTTGTACACGTTGTGATTTCTTGCAACAGACAGGATCCACTCGGATTGTTCTTGCGCGTCGAACTTGGGGAACCAGTCTTTGATCAGCTGCATAGCGTTGAGACGATCTTCTCCTGTTCGGTCGCGTCTGATGTAATCTATTAAGAAATACATACGCAAGCAGCCCCGCTTATGGGTGCGCTCATACTTATGCAGCCTACCGTCCAGATCGGATAGGACTCCGCCGTACTTCTCTGGGTCTGTTGCAACCAGAGCGTCGATCAACCCAAGCCACTTGTTCTTGCCAATGTTCCTGCCACCGGTCATTGACACTGATTTGATCGTGCGCTTGAGAAGCAGATCGAGGAATACATCACGCCCGAAACCAGTAGCGTTGAGCTTCTGGCGAGCGTAGCTATAGATGCTCGTCATACAAATCTCCTTATTGTTTGAAGAAGAAGAAGGCAGCCGCCCTCTTCACTGAAAGTGAGAGGCGGGTGCCGCTCGTTGAGGATTGATGTCTTTGGGAAAGGGGAGGATGGTGTACTTGCCTACTGCGCCATCCTCTTTTGCTGCGCGATCGAGATCGTCAAACATGCTTATGGACATATCCAGTGCATCGATAAGATGTTGGACTTGCTCATCAATGTCATGCTTTAGTGCTTGAGAGTACCGCCATCGTTTTCCATATCTAAGACTTGCGTCGATACTGTCCAAGCGTCCTTGAACAATGGTTACATCCCATCCCCATTCAGATTGCATGTGCAAAGCAACCTTCTTGGCGGTCGATCCGTGCCAAGGTCGGAGTGCATCTGTCCAGCTCATTTGCCCCCCTTCACAGCTTGTTCGATACCGTAATCGATGTGACCGGTCAGCCGGATTGCCCAGTTCTGGATTTCATCTATTGTCTTGGCGGAAATGTTGTGACCATCTACGACCAAGTCCATCATGGCGCTCAGCGTTCCGGTCAGTTGTTCGCCAACGGCGTTAGCTTCTTCTCTTGATGCTTCTCTTGCCAACATCGCAATCATTCTTGTTAAGTGCAGGCTCATCACGTAGCAAAGCACAATGTCTGCGTAGGTCTCCCCATGTATAGCTTTGATTGACTCGATGCTTTCGTCGATCTTGGCTTTTGCTTCCTTGATTTTGGGGTGTGCTTTTGGGTGGTTCATGTTCATTTGAAACTCCTTGGATCGTATGGATCTCCCATGTCCTCATAGTCTTGATGCATGAGGCGATAGCATTCGTGTAGTTCTTCGTCGGTCAGCTCGGTGGATTGCCAACCGGCGGGAACCCTTGGTGCCAAACACTCACGGCTGTCGGCTAGTTCTTTCGTTGTCCAGATCTCTTGCATTACGTCTTCCTTTCTTGATTGGTTTGAACCCATGCTTAGCAAAGGTCTTACGAATGTCTGTATCTCTGGAGCTGGTGTACTTCCAGTCGGAGTTCCAAACACAGGGGATTGGTGTGCGGTTGATCATCGGTACCTCCATTCCTCTTTTTTGATTTCCTTTGGTGCGAACTCGGCGATGCGTCCTGACCAACGAGCTGAAGCTTTATTGGTGCACTCTTCACACACCCATCGGGGAACCCGGCCTTGCTTGATGCTGCCGCCCTCCGATTTGCGGTGGCTGTAACAGGTAGCGCAGAAGCGGTGCTGATTCATTATCGATCTCCTAATATTCCGAGGGAACCATAAGCACCCAGCGGTTGCCAACCCACTTTGCAAAAAAGGTGATGTCGGGATCTGGGTAGTCGGTGTACTGGATCTTCTCGGTGGCGAAGACGTTGCCGTTGCCATCATCTAGCTTGAGCACTCCTTTGCTGGCAAGAACGTCCACCTCAAGTTTCGCGACAGCAAAAGTGTCGTGCTCGTGTCGCGCTTTGTGTCGCAATTGAGCAGCAATCGCGTCAAGCAACCAGAACGCACCGGCTTTCTTAGCCACGTAGATAGCGCCATCGGTTGCAACATCGGGGAACAGGCCGAACCGGTGGTATGCCTCGGTGCCTGTGAAGTGTGAGGTATCAATCATGTAAGTCTCCTTGGTTGGGGTGTTAGCACATTGAGAATGCCGTGTATGTCAGCTTGTGTAGCTGGCGAGATCTGCTTCCATCCGACAGGGGTAACGCACACGCACCCAGCATCGAAGAAGAAGTTGTTGCCATCTTTGATTGGTCTACTGCCGTACCAACTCTTAGCGATTTGATTGAGGTACTTGCCGGGATCTTCTTCCGTCTTGAAGATGAATGCACACTTGGTGTTGTACTCACCATGCGTGACTTCTACTGTGCCAATAAAGTGATTCATGCAATCCTCCTTTGCAGAATTGAGAAGAGGACCATCCCCTTCACCGACAGGTGAGGGGTGGGACTCTGGTGGTTGAAGAGGGGTGGAGCGGGAAAGGGTTTGACGCTTGCGCCACAGCACGGAACGATCAGACGACTGACTATCTGCTGGGCAAGAGTTGGTGGTGGTTCGATGGAAAAGCATTACTCTTCCTTTCGATCAGCCAATGGACGCAACTTCATCCACGTGTCGTAGATAACTTCTGGGTCTCCTGTTGCTATTGCATCGCCTATACGATGCAGTGCTATCTTGTGCTGCTCAATTACCCAGTCTTTAATCCGGATGCGGTTTTCTATAATCATCAGATCGCTCTCGTTCATGTGGCCTCCTTGTTAATAGTCATCGGGGTACATCCCGCCGGGAACTGGGTCGTCTTCGCAGGGCAAGTGATTGATGCTGACAACTGGGTCAGTCCAGCTGCTGCCCATGCGAGCGTCTGGGTGCGCGGCTTGAGCTAGTTCTTGCGTGTCGTAGCTGTCGATGAATTGCTTGAGCGTTTGACCGGCGAGTACGCTGCTGCTCTCGGCTTCGTAGAAACCGTGGACATCTACCCCGTCGCCATACTTGGATTGGCGAATCGTTTTCCATAAGTACTTCATGTTTTCTCCTTTGTGATTGTGTTGAACATGCTGCCGTCCCAAACGCCAACAACTAATGGCGCCAACGACCAGAACATTGCAGCGATAAATGCATACGGCTCAGTGATTCTTAGAGCGCCGCACAGTAGGAACACCAGTGCGAATGTGATGAGACTGATAGCTAAAGACAGCGTGGTTATCAGCAGAGCAACTAGATTGTTTTTGCGATGCACCTCGACCCCGGTGTTCAGCCGGTAGTCAAAACAGGCACAGCCACGCTCGTAACAAGTTTGTTCGATGTACATATTTCCTCGAGAAATTCGGATTGCTTGCACGGGAATATCGGAGGCTGGCAGTCCTGCCGCTCCGAAGTTTTTAATAAAGCCGAGGCTCCGAAGAACCCCGGCTCCGTTTAACTAATGCAGTATCAGCCAGACTGATATCGGGAGTCAACATCAAACGCGGTGATGATGCGAAAGGATGAGTAGACGCCACAGAAGACTCCGAACATTGCGGTAGCAAACATTGTCCATGCTGAGATGAGATGCTTCATGCCGCAGTAAAGAGCAAATACGTAGACCAGTACTGACAAGACAAGCATTGCGAGTGTTTCGAGACGATTCATGTTGATCTCCTAGTCAAAGAATCCGATGAATGCGATACCGATCAAGGCAACGCAGCCGATGAAGATGAGTGCTTCGAACATGCGACCTCCTAGATCAGGATGATGAGGATGAATCCAGCCAGCGCTCCAATACATGCGCCAAGGAATGCCATCGCGATTGCTACGAGTGTGCGGTCTTCCATGTTGTTCTCCTCAGTTGATCATTGACAGAATTGCAAGGTAAGCCATTGCTACAAAGTAGGAACCTGCGAGGATGAAGTCGATTGACATGTTGTTCTCCTTAGTCTGTTGGGCCACCGAAGAGCTTCGCCAAGATCCAGCCAAGGACGATTGGCGAGATGAAGCCAGCGAACCAAACGATCTTGAGTGTTGTGCTCATGTTGCTCTCCTGATAAGTGGTTAGATAGCGGCAAGGAGGATTTACCCAGCTTGAGCTGGCGACCTCCCGCCGACCTAAGGATTTACCTAGCTTGAGCTAGCGACCTTAGGATTTTGATAAGGGGTTAAAAGCGGGAAACCCTTTGAACAAGCGCTCCCGCGTATGCCTAAGACGTAAGAGAGATTACTGAGCCTTAGAACAGAACATAGAACGTAGGATCATGGCGCCTTCCAGTACCTTCGCGTTCTTGATACCAGCACCATCGATGAGAGCAAGAGCTTCCACTACCTTGGAAGTCATCTCTACCTCGGATGAAGTCATACGTGCTAAGACCCGACCACCCTTGTTCTTCAAGACATCCTTGTCACGCTTGGATGCAGGAGCGTTGCGAATTACGCAAGAAGCTTCCCACGATGTCTCTGGGATGGAACCGGCTACGAGTCCACGGTCCATCAGGGCTTGGATACGACCGTGTTGTGCAGGAGTGATAGGTTTGAGTTGCAGAGTCATGTGAAGCTCCTTAGAAAAAAAACAACGATTGAGGTGTAGAAAGGGAACTGCCCCCTTTCACGATGAGTGAAGGGGCAGGGCCCGATGTGTCAGTTCCTAAGGAGGGGAACGGAGGGAGGAGTCAGTTGGGAAAAAATCAATGAAAACTACGGGGGAATACGCACGCGAGTCCGAGTTCTCCATAAAAGACGCACCAGACTGTGCCGCGGGGTAGGTTTATCCGCACAAATTCAGCACAGTTACCCTGAGAAGCATTGAAAACACTAGGGGTTCTACTCATTACGAGTCGGATGAATGTGTATACAGGGGGTATGCATACGTACTCCTAGGGGCACGGGACCACGAAGTGCATCACCCGGGGGTTGAGGCTCCAGCTGTATCCCATCTACTCACGCACCGTTCATCTTTCGTATCCCATATCCACACGCGCCATTCACTTTTCATGTGCTATGTTTTGTTGCGTGGCAATTGAATACGTAAAGCGAGTAAAACTATGCAGATAAGAACGGTGGTTTCATTCTTTAGTAAGGCGTGTCTATGTCTCGTGTTGAGTATGGGTAGCAGTTACGGTCAGTCAACTATCCGACTGAGCTGTGAGGGGTTGGGGGCGAAGTGGGAGGTGACAGTTGCTCTTGATATGCAGGCGATCTTTACTCGGATGCAGGCAGGCGGAGGATTTACGACTGAGTCAACGTGGAAGATTGTTCAGTCTGGAGATCGGTTTATACGAGGTGATTTCATCAATGTGGACAAGGAAACAAAGAAGCCGAGCGTTTCAGACAAGATGTCGGTTTTGATTGACCGGTACAACTCCAAGCTGTTGTGGGGCAACCTGAGCGATGACAACAAAACGCCGCTGCCATTTGACTGCGTCAAGGTTGATAGGAAGTTTTGACTCCGCTGTACCACTAGGCGCATCTACAGCCGATGTCAGAAATGGTGGCAAGTTTCTGACAAACGACCGCCTGAGAACTGTTCTCATTGAAAATTCATTCACGAGGGCGACCCGGGGTGGACCAAATGAACACGCACCCCGGGGGCTTCAATCGAGGTGGTTTTGTTTTTAAGTTGCGCTAATAGCAAACAGGCTATGCTAATATATTAGTAAATTAGCGATACTGTGCACATATAGCGGAGTAGCGCAGCGGTAGAGCGCGGGACTCATAATCCCGAGGTCGGTGGTTCGATTCCATCCTCCGCAACCATCAAGACCGTAGAGCCGCCCCGCCTTAAACCGGGAAGCACTGCTGACGGCAACGAGGGCCGAGCATTCGCTTGCTCATCTGGTGATCGAGCCAGAGGGGGCCCTCACCTATTCCAAACCGAGGAAGTTTTATGCTCACCGTAGAAGAGCTACAGAGGTTCTTGAACCAAAGCAGCGCATTGGCCGGTATTGAAGTTGCATATGAGAGCGACTTAAAGCGAGCCATCGCGCCTCAGGTGGTGATGTTGACCGGGATGGTCAATATTGGCGGAGACCCCCACCTGTTCGAAACAGAGATCAATCTCACCGAGTTCAACAGCAGGGAGGATCTACTCCTCCTCGGCTCAGCGATCCTGAAAGCGTTCGATCGCGCCGGGGTACAGACATTGGGATAAGACATGGCGGCAAGAATCAAAAAAATCCGACACGACGAGAACACACGGCTGAAGATCCAAGCGGCTCAGCTGATCAATCGTCTGACCAACCATGCCAATGGTGAGGTTGATCTTTCGGCAACACAAGTTAGGTCTATTGAGATCTTGCTCCGGAAAATCCTGCCCGACTTGTCCGACGTCAAGATGGAAGTCGATGCTCAGCCAATCACCTTCCAGCTCGACATGTCAGGCAAACGCAAAGAGGAAGACGAGTAATGGGACACGCCCCCGACTGGATGCGCCAGAGCTACGGCAAGGTCAAGCACATGGCCGATGGTGGCGCTGCCTTTGACGCGGAGAGCGACGGCTACGACTACGAGACGGCTAAGCGATACGGGATGGGCCCAGATGGGACTGGAGAGAACCTCGGTCACTGGGGATCTCGTGTCGAGCTGAACGAGAAAGATCGCCCGAAGGATCTGCCAGAGGGAACTGGAATCATGCTCAAGGGCGCCAAGCACGAGACTTGGGATAAAGCTCTGAAGGGCGAAGACGAGGCGGGTTACGACGTCGTGAAGCGCGGCGACCGCTACTACTCAATACCAAGAAAGCGCTAGTGGAAGTAATCAAGTACTCGCCCCCGGGAAAGAATGCAGCGAAGTTCCACGAATCAGATGCGTTTGTACGCGGCCTTATGGGTCCTGTTGGTTCTGGAAAATCCTCAAGTTGTTGCGTGGAAATTGTGGCTCGCGCATTGCGACAACGTCCTAGCCGCGACGGTATTCGGCGTTCTCGATGGCTTATCATTCGTAACACCTACCCGGAGCTAAAGTCCACCACCATCAAAACTTGGGAGACTTGGTTCGCGACAAACGTGGCGCCCATCAAGTGGGACACCCCAATCACATCGACGATGAAGATCAACAACATCGGGGATGGCACCGGGCTGGAACTCGAGGTGATGTTCATGGCGCTGGACAAGCCTACAGAGACGGGCAAGCTCCGGTCGCTGGAATTGACAGGCGCATGGATCAACGAAGCTTCGGAGGTCCCTAAAGAAATCTTCGATATGGTCACCCAGCGGGTGGGACGATTCCCATCGAAGCTGCAGGGTGGGCCGAGCTGGTGCGGGATCATCCTTGACACCAACCCGTGCGACGACGATCACTGGTACTACAAGCTGGCTGAGGAAGACTGTCCGCCTGAGTGGGAGTTCTTCCGTCAACCGGGTGGCCTGCTGCGTTTGGAAGACGGCACTTATGCACCGAACCCAGACGCCGAGAACGTATTCAACCTGCCGGGTGGCTACAGCTACTACCAGCAGCAAGTCCCCTCGAAGTCGGAGGACTGGATCAACGTATTCCTTCTTGGGAATTACGGATCCACCAAAGACGGCAAGCCGGTCTACCCTGAGTACAACGACAAGGTGCACTGCCTCAACAAGAACGTCGAGGGTGAGCGTGGCCTGCCGATCGTATTGGGGTGGGACTTTGGACTCACACCTGCTTGCGTCATCCTGCAAGTAACAGGAAGAGGGAAGATTATCATTCTGGATGAACTGGTATCAGAGGATATGGGTATCCGCCAGTTCGCCAACGATATCGTAAAGCCGGTACTTATGAACAAGTACGGCGGTTTTCAAATTCATTCAGCAGGCGACCCAGCCGGAAACATCCGAGCCCAGACCGACGAGCGCACCTGTCTTCAGGAGCTGCTTGAGGCGGGGATCTACACCGAGCCAGCCGCCACCAACGACTTCATCCCAAGGCGCGAATCCGTTGCCTTCTTCATGACCCGGATGATGGACGGTGAGCCAGCTTTCCTGCTGAACCCACGATGCACAAACCTGAGGAAGGGATTCCTTGGGCGCTACAAGTTTGAGCGGCTGAAGACTTCCGGCAACGCTCGCTATAAAGACCGACCCGTCAAAGACATCTACTCGCACATCCAAGACGCGCTGCAGTACGCATGCTTGAAGGTCAGAAGCGGCCTGACTCCCGCAAGGGCTAGGGCGGTTACAAAGAGATCCTCGAAGGGCTGGACCTAGATGGGAAATAAATGAGCTATGTGAACGAACAACCTCCGGTTGAAATAGACATCAAGGAAGACGGCAACGAGATCAGCAATCCGGGTTTCGAGACGCAACTTGCCGCGTATGTGCGCCAGTGCTGGAACGAGGCGAAGACCGCCAAGACTCAGATCACCGAGCGCCTGCTCCGCTGCGAGCGTCAACGCCGTGGTGTCTACGACCCTGACCACGAGGCCGACATTCGCAAGACCGGTGGCAGTGACATATTTATGATGCTTACAGACGTCAAATGTCGCGCTGCTGAGTCATGGATCAAAGATGTGATGCTAAATCAGCAAGAGCGCGTCTTTGATCTGACCCCTGCCAAGAACCCCCAGATGCCGCCTGAGATGAAGAAGGCGATCGTGGATTTGGTTCGCACTGAGGCTGAGCAATACATTGCTGAAGGTGGCGAGCTGCACCCCGAGACTTTCCGTGCTCGCATGGAAGAAGTCCACGACAACATTATGCAGAAGCTGCGCGCTGAGGCTGAGGACTCCGCCCGTCGCATGGGAGACAAGATCGAGGATCAGCTCAACCAAGGCAAGTTCAAGGACGAGCTGCGCAACTTCATAACGGACTTCGTTACGTTCCCAACGGCAGTCATGAAGGGGCCAAATGTCAAGCGGCGCAAAGCCCTTGCGTGGGGTCCAGACTTCCAAGCGATCGTGACTACCGAGTTCGTCCGTGAGATGGAGCGGGTCAGCCCGTATGACATCTTCCCGGCACCGGCTTCAACTGGCGTGAACGACGCCTACCTGATCCAGCGTCACCGCCTGAACCTTGTCGGTTTGGAATCGATGAGCGGTACCCCGGGTGTCAACGAAGATGCTCTGGCTACCGTAATCGATCGCTATGGGCGCAAAGGCTACCGCAGCTGGTTGCAAGGCGACAGTGAGCGCCGCGACCTCGAGGGTAAGCCATTTCGTTTCCCGATCAACACCAGCGAGATTGAGACGGTGGAGTTCTGGGGTTCGGTCAATGGTGAGTGGCTGCTCGAGTGGGGAATCAAAGACAAGACGATCGTCTCCGACAAAACCTATGAGGTGAACCTCTGGTGGACGGGCGGAATTGTCTGGAAGTGCATCCTGAACCCGGATCCGCTGGGCGAGCGTCCGTATGAGATCTCCTCATGGGAAGAAGTGCCTCACAGCTTCTGGGGTGTGGCGCTACCCGAAGTCATGCGCGATACCCAGATCATGTGCAACGCCGCAGCTCGTAGCTTGGCGAACAACATGGGGATTGCCTCTGGCCCTCAAGCTGAGATCGCGGTTGACCGCCTGCCTGATGGCGAGGAGCTGACCGACATCTATCCGTGGAAGATCTGGCAGACAACCTCCGACCGTACTGGCGGTGGTCAGCCTGCTGTTCGTTTCTTCCAGCCGAACATGAACGCCGATGTCCTGCTTAGCGTGTACACCACGTTCGCTCGACAGGCCGACGAGGTCACCGGCATTCCGAACTACGTCTACGGCTCCAGTGCCGTGAGTGGCGCTGGTCGCACAGCCAGTGGTCTGTCGATGCTTATGGACAATGCATCGAAAGGTATCAAGCAAGCTGTTGCAAACATAGATAAAATAGTAAGTGGTATTGTGCAGAGACTATATCTGCACAACATGATGTTCGACCCTGATCCTTACATCAAGGGCGACTTCAAAGTTGTAGCCAAGGGCGCGATCGGTCTCCTGCACAAAGAGACTCTCCAGATGCGCCGCAATGAGTTCCTCATGGCTACAGCGAATCCGATTGATTCTCAGATCACTGGCGTCGAGGGCAGGGCATACCTGCTGCGCGAGGCTGCGCGTGGTCTGCAGATGGATACAACCAAGATCGTTCCTGACCAGAACACCTTCGAGCAGCAGAAGATTCAAGCTGCCGCACAGGTGATGGCTCAAGAGATGATCCAACAGATGATGTCACAGATGCAACAACAGCAAGGGATGCCGCCTGCACTAGGGGCTCCGCAAGAGCAACTACCTGGTGGCGCTCCAGCTGGTGGGCAGATGGCAAACACGATGCAGCCGATGCAGATGGCAGACGGTGGGCAAGTTCCTGAGCCGATGGCGGATCAAGTCCTTCGCTCGTTGGTTATGAATGGCTCTATCTAGGAGACGCAAATGATGATGAAGAAATACGCAGACGGCGGCATGGCAAAAATGAAGAAGGTCGCCAAGAAAGAAGTCGAGGCGCACGTTTCGAAGATGCACAAAGGCGCCAAGAAAATGGCTGATGGCGGGATGGCTGGTTGCGCATCTGGCATGTCAGGCACTGGTCGTCGTTCGATGCAAGATTACGGGAAATAAGAATGGGATACGTACCTGATTGGCAGCGCCAAAGCGCGGCAAAAACCGGCGAAGCGAGAACCAAGCCGGGTATTACAAGCCGTCCTATTTTCCACTCCGAGAACGTCAAGCCTCAGCAAGGTATGCGCTTCAACTTTGCCGATGGCGGGTTGGCGGACGAAGAGCAGTTAAAGCGTGAGGGCTTGGAGGTTTCGAACCGCGAGCGTGAAGCTGAGCGTTCAAACATGAGCGGCCTCGAGAAATTCGTTGACGGCTTCAAGCGTCTGGGCTCTCGTCTGAAAGAGGGTAACATCGACAGCAAGGGCTCTGAGGCGTACTACAAGTATGGCGCCGGTCGCGGTCAGATGGAACGTGACATGAAGACGCCTACGAACAACCAGTCGAGTGACTACTCTGGTCGCAACATGAGTACTCTCGATGAAGAAGGCAACACACCTCCACCGGTTTCTGACACGTATGCTGATGAAGCAGATCGCGGCGTCAAGCCGAAGGGTGGAATCTTCTCGAACCCGACGATGGAAGGTCGAGGCGACGATGTTGAGGTTCGCCCATTCAAAGATCCGGAGCCGATCAAGGGTAAGCCGCTGCGAGAAGACGATGCTCCAGTAAAGTCGCGCCAGAAGACGCGCCGAAGCAAGGCAGTCTACAAAGACATGAAGCCTGAGACGAGCCAAGAGTTCCCTGTTCGCAAGGAGCTTGAGGGTGAGTACTCCCAGAGATTCCCGTTGAAATCCCGCTAGTGATAACCCAACCAAGTAAACAAGCCATCCAAGCCTTAGCGACTCTGGATGGTGATATTCATTTTGAAGTTGTCAAGCAATGGCTGAGGACGACTCTCAACGAGCTGAATGAACAGACGCCTTATTCCAAGGACGAGGTACAAACCCGCTGGAATCAAGGCGCCCAACAGCTGTTGCAAGAGTTCCTACAGCGAGCTGACAACGCGCAAGAAACCATTCGCAAGTTTTAGCCCGTAGGGCAACCCGCGCTGACCGGGTCTTAGTCAGCAAGTAATGAACACTGATCTCGTATCGGCGGACTACCTTCCGAGGGCTCCGTTCGTCTCGAGATTCGGCTCATGGAGAATTTATGGCAATTCCACGCGCAGTTCGAGAGGCGGCTGAAAAGGCCGAAGCACTCCACAAGCAGGTGTATGAGAAGCCTGCCGAGGATCCTCAACCGCAACCAGTACCTGATCCACAACCTGATCCTGCTCCCAACGCAGATCCTGAGCCAAGTCCAGCTCCACAGCCGGACGTTGCGATTGCTCCACCAGTAGGTGAGCTGCCAGACGCGCAACAAAAGGATGACACATGGGAACACAAGTACAAGGTAATCGAGGGCAAGTACAGAGCTGAGGTCCCGCGCTTAGCGGCGGACAACCGCGAGCTTCGCACTCAAATCGAAGCGCTTCAGCAACAGATGGAAAGTCTGAAGAGTCAGGCGGCAAAACCGCAGCAGTCACTCATCAGCCAAGAAGACAGAGAGAAGTACGGGGACGACCTGCTCGACGTTATGAAGCGAGCAGCCCAAGAGCAAGTCGCAGCCAAAGAGGCGGAGATTGAAGATCTAAAACGGCGTTTGGATATGGTCAACCAGACCACAGCCAAGTCCGTAGAGGTCAACTTTTTCGACACCTTGGGTCGCATTGCTCCTGACTGGGTAACGATCAACTCCGATGAAGGCTTCTTGAAGTGGCTTGATGAATACGACGAGCTGACAGGCAAAACCCGTCAAGACCTCCTTTCCGAAGCAGAAGCAGCTAAGGATGCAGAGCGCGTTGCGCGGTTCTTTACCAAGTGGAAAGCCACGCAGAAACAACGCACCGCCCCCAATTCCCAAGCATTAGCCGCACAGGTCTCGCCCGATACGAATCGTGTCGTGCAGCCGCCTGCGGGTAAACGAATCTTCACTCGTCCAGAGATCGCAGCTTTCTACGCTGCAGCTCGACGCGGTGAAATCTCAGCAAAGGAAATGGTGGCGATGGAATCCGAAATCCACGCCGCAACGATCGAGGGGCGCATTCGTTAGCCCTTAGGTATTAGCGGTACTGCTATATGTTAGGAGAATTAAAATGGCAGTTCCAGTATCCGCTGGTTATCCCCAGTACTCGTACAACGCCAACCCTGCCGGTTCAGCGTTCATTCCTGAGATTTGGAGCGGCAAGCTTCAGGTCAAGTTTTATAAGAGCACCGTTCTCGCTGAAATCACCAACAACGATTGGGAAGGCGAGATTAAGAATCAGGGCGACACGATCCACATCCGTTCGATCCCGACGATCACCATCTCGAACTACGAGAAGGGTATGAACCTGTCGAATCAGGTTCCGACCTCCACTCCGATCGAGCTGACGATCGACAAGGGTAAGTACTTCTCCGTCATCGTTGACGATGTGGATGATGTGCAGGCCGACGTTCGTCTGATGGACATCTTCACCAACGATGCTTCCGAGCAGATGAAGATCGCTATCGACGGCGACGTTCTGAACAACGTGGCTCCTGACGTTGCTGCTGCTAACCAAGGCACCACTGCTGGCGCTATCTCTGGCGACATCGACCTCGGTACCACTGGTGCTCCTGTTCAGATCGACGCAACCAATGTTCTGGAAAACATCCTGAACTGCGGTCAAGTTCTGGACGAGCAGAACGTGCCTGAAGATGGCCGTTGGATGGTTGTCACTCCTTGGTTTGCTTCGCTGCTCAAGTCCTCGGATCTGCGTCAAGCCTACTTGACCGGTGACGATGTGTCTCCGCTGCGTAACGGCAAGCTGGGCATGATCGACCGCTTCACCTTGTTCGTTTCGAACAACCTGACCAAGGTGACTGCTGGTGGTGACAACGCCTACCACTTCCTCGCTGGTACCCGTGACGCGATCTCGTTCGCTTCGCAGATCACCAACGTGGAAAGCCTGCGCTCGACTTCGACCTTCGGCAACATCGTTCGCGGTCTGAACGTGTACGGCTACAAGGTTGTGAAGCCTGAAGCTCTGGTGGATCTGTACGCCGCCAAGGCTTAATGCCTGATGGGGGAGGGGAGAGATCTCTTCCCCCTTTCTTCATTCTGAGGATGTATGCAAAAACTACTTAAGCACAAACCAACTGGCCGCGTGTTCCCGTGGACCGACAACCTCGCGAAGCGCAACGATATGGTGGACTACGAGCCGCCTGCGAAAGTAAAGGCGCCAGCACAACCAGTGGCTGAGACGGTTGCCGCGCAGGACGACATCAAGGCTATGGCGAAAGCTGTCCTGACGAAGAAGGGAAAAGCCGATGAAGCCAAAGTCGAAGGTCAATGAGGCTGGCAACTACACCAAGCCAGCTCTAAGGAAGCGACTGTTCAACGAAATCAAGGCTGGCGGTAAAGGCGGTTCGCCCGGTGAGTGGAGTGCTCGTAAAGCACAGATGCTTGCCAAGGCATACAAGGACGCTGGCGGCGGGTACAAGGACTGAAATGAAAAAGCCCCAGAAATCGCTAAAGGATTGGACCGACCAGAAGTGGCGCACCAAATCCGGCAAGCCGTCCACACAAGGACCTGACGCTACTGGCGAAAGGTATTTGCCCGAAAAGGCAATCAAAGCGCTTACTCCATCTGAGTACGCGGCAACCACGAAGGCTAAGCGAGAAGCAAAGGCCAAGGGCAAGCAGGTATCAAAGCAGCCCAAGGCGATTGCGAAGAAGACCGCAAAGCATAGGTAACGGGGGATGCAGATGAAACGTCTAATCGCCGCATTTATTGCGTTGATTGCTACAGGAATCTCCGCAGCAGAAGAATCACAAGCTGCTGGTTTTCCGAACAACGCCGGTGGTTGGACGGTCATCACGACCCGCACCGATTACTGCGGCGCCAGAGACATGCGTGATGGATACGCTTTCGGTACTGGTGGTGCCGGTTACACCCGACTGTGTTGGCTGGCACGGAACGACAAGGTGCTTGCTGTCCTCGAGACTGGTGAGAACCTGATCTGGAGCATTCACTCCTTCGAGGAGTTGGTTGCTGAGCCAGATGTCAACAACAAGCTGTAGGAACAACATGAAAGCGTCCAGCGTAAAGCGAGAGAACGGCAAGTTGCAATACCGGGGCCACGAGTTCCCGGGATTCAACAAGCCGGTACCCGCACCCAAGGGTGGTAAGCACAAAAAGATGGTGCTCGCCAAGAAGGGTGACGAGGTAAAGCTGGTCAAGTACGGCCACCGAGACTACGAGGACTTCACCCAGCACAAAGATCCGCAGCGCAGGGAGAACTACCTGAAACGCTCAGCTGGGATCAAGAACAAGAGCGGTCAGCTGACCAAGAACGATGTGTTCAGTGCCAATCACTGGGCGCGGAAGGACCTATGGTAAATGACATTTCAAGACGTGATCAATGATGTACGTGTGGTACTCAATGATTCTGCGGGAGTCCGTTATACGACCCCGGAGCTTCTCTCGTATGCCAACGATGGCGTTCAGGAAGGCTTTCGTCTGCGTCCTGATTTCCGCTTTGGCAATTACACGGCGTCTGCACAGACCTACGTCGCTGGAGATAATGTTCCTTTCCCGTCTGCGTACCAGATGCTCCTGACGCACTACGTGTGCTTCCGTGCCGAGCTGCGCGACGACGAGTATTCACAAGATGGGCGAGCTGCTGCCCTGCTTAGCCGCTTTCAGGCGGAGATGACTAAATGACAGCACACACCGCGTTCCTCGACTACGTGTTACCTCAGGTGCCGGGCGCTACCAACGAAATGGCGCTGCACGAGATCAAGAACACGATCATTGACTTCTGCGAGAAGTCCCTCCTCCTGCAGATCGACCACGACCCGGTCACTGCAATCGACAACATCATGGACTACGACTTCGAGCCGCCAAGTGGCAGGCTGGTCGTAAAGATCATTCGAGCTTGGTACAAGGGCGTACCGCTGGAGCCAGTCGGTCCTGATGAGATTAATACTCCATCCATCTACAACCCAATATCTGGTGCGGTTGTTCGCCGGGAAGATCCACGACTGATCACCCAGAAGGACGCTCGTTCGTTCTCTGTGTATCCGATCCCTAACGAAACCGCTGCCAATGCGATCACCTTGCGGGTGGCGCTAAAGCCGACTCGGACATCTTCCACAATCGACGATGTCATCTTTGAAGACTACGCCGAGATCATCGGACATGGCGCCATTTCCCGCTTGGCCTTATCCCCTGACAAGCCGTACACCAACCCGCAGCTCGCGGTAGCTCGTAACGCGCTCTACTTGGCTGGCTTGAATGTCGCCCGGGATCGTGCGCTCAAGGGCTACGTGCGTGTCAGCAAGCAAGTCAAGATGCGGAGAATCTAATGTCAGACAAAATCAAACTGGTTCAAGGCGACACAAGACCCGCACTGGTATGCACCTTGACGGATGAGAACACAGGCGCTCCCATTCCTTTGACTGGGGCAACCGTGTACCTGAAGTTTCGTCAGGTCGGCTCGACAACGCTCAAAGCAACCCTGACTGGCACGATTTCCAATGCTGCGGGTGGTGTGGTTGTCTTCTACTGGGCTCAGGTACCAACGGTTCTGGATGGTCCAGCTGGCGACTACGAGGGCGAGATCGAGATCGTCTTTGGTGACGGCACGATACAAACTGTATACGACCCACTCAAGTTCAAGCTGCGCGAGGACTTCTAAATGGCTGCGACGGTCAGCGCCGTCCTAGCCTCGGTACAAGTTCAGGAAGTCAAGGCCGACGCAACAGTTGCCTACGTTAAGGCTAGTGCGTATGTGCAGTCCGAGAAGATCCGGCTCAGTGTAGCTGCGACTCTTGCTGGATCCGATGTTGTGTACCAGCTGGCAGCCTCTGCCATTGACTACATCCTCATTACCTCTGCTGCGCAGCTCGATGAAACGGGTAGGTACCCGTACATCCGAGACGCTGTAGCGGTTCTTGACCAGAAGTCGATTGCGTTTGCAAAGGCGCTAGTGGATTCGGCGCTTGCTTCTGATGAACCCGCGCTTGCATTTACGAAGGAGTTAGGAGACTCAGTCACCACAGCAGAAGCGGTGACGATTTTACTCATCATCCTGCGAACGCTCGCGGATACAGTATCGACGGCAGATGCAAGCGAGTTCGATCTAAGCAAAGCGCTTGTTGATGTGGCGACAGCCGAGGACGCCAAGGTACTTGCAGTCGCAAAAGCACTGGTTGATGCGTTTGCGGCAAACGACGCATTAGCGCTTGGTGTAGATAAAGCACTAAGCGACTCAGCCAGTCTTTCTGACACATCTACTATCGGATTTGGGAAGAACGAAAGCGAAAGCGCAGTTGTGTCTGACGATCGCACGTTCGACGTTGCGAAGCAGCTAAGTGACGCGGCAGGAGCTGAGGACAGTAGCGCGCTGAGTGTAGATAAGCCTCTTGCGGACACAGCAACAGGAAGTGACGAGCCAAACTTCGACATCTCCAAGGCGCTGACAGATTTTGCTCAAGCGGAGGACGCCCCTAGCTTTGACTTTAGCAGGACGCTAGCAGATACGGCAGCGCCGGATGACGCATTTGCGTTCAGCTTGGAAAGGCTTGCGGCGGATAGTGCGGTTGTGTCCGATTTCGTGGCGCACAGCCTTGACAAGGCGCTTGATGATATTGCCACTACTACTGATCTGTTTGACCGCCAACTGCAGTGGGAGCGGACGTTTGCTGATTCACAGGCATTAGCTGATGCGATATCAGCTCAGCTCGAGAAGTTGCTTGCTGACGCAGTAAATACTGCAGACGACGATAGCTTCCTGCTGGACAAGGCAATAACCGGGGACTCTGTGACTGTGACCGAGAACATCTCGATCGCAGTAACGTCTTCGGCCCCGCAGCTACTTAACACATACGTTCTGAACTTCTTCGTTCTGAATGGACCGTGAGTTTGATACGAGGAGAAATAGATGCTCACACAAGAACTACTGAAAGCCACTGGGCGCTTGAAGATCGAGCTGTTTGGTGATGATGGAAATCTGAAAGACAGCCGCGAGATCGACAACTTGGTTGTCACGGTCGGCAAGGATTTCATTGCAAGCCGGATGGTTGGCACCGCTGCCAATGTCATGAGTCACATGGCTGTTGGTACGGACAACACTTCGCCTGTAGCGGGTGACACCACGCTGGGCGCAGAGGTTGGGCGCGTAGCTTTGACTTCGGGTTCTTCTTCTGGCGCTGTTGCTACTTACGTCGCTACGTTCGGTGCTGGTACTGGCACTGGGGCGCTGGTCGAGGCTGGCATATTTAACGCCGGTTCCGCTGGAACGATGCTCTGCCGCACTACTTTTGCCGTGGTCAACAAAGGCGCATCTGATGCAATGACGATCACGTGGACAGTGACGATCTCCTGATAGGGGCCAAGAATGGCAATTAAGTTCACCAACAACGCATTCTCAACTCTAGCGACGTCAATCAGCGCGTCTGATACCGCTTTGACGCTTACGTCAGGAGGGGGTGCGCTGTTTCCATCGTTGGGTGCGGGGGACTACTTCTACGCGACTCTCGCAGACTCCAGCAATAATCTCGAGATCATCAAGTGTACTGCTCGATCGGGTAACAACTTGACTGTTGTGCGAGGCCAAGATGGAACGACGGGACGAGCATACATTGCAGGCGACAAGATCGAATTGCGTCCAGTTGCTGCGGACTTTGCTGACATCGTCACATCGATCGAAGATCACATTGCCGATCCAACTGCCGCACATGCTGCGACTGCAATCTCAAATACTCCAGCTGGCGGAATTGCAGCTACCACGGTTCAGGCAGCAATCAATGAGCTGGACTCTGAAAAGTTCGACAAGACAGGTGGCGCAATCTCCGGCCCTGTCACGGTCACTGTTGCTGGAGCAAACAATGCGGTAGTTGGTGCTACCGGCGGCTCGTTGAACTATGGTGGTCAGTTTACCAACAACGACAACGGTATTTTAATCAGTTTTAATGCAGCTGGATCTGCAGCAGCGAGCAGGATATTCACGGGTGCTAACGCTGGCGTCGAGAAGATCTACTGTGACAAAGACGGTAACGTTGGCGCGAGTGGAAACGTGACCTCGAGTTCTGATGAGCGACTCAAGAAGAACTGGAGAGGCGTTGCGAACAACTTTGTTGCTAGATTGGCTGCTGTAAAGAGCGGCGCATACGAGCGTACTGATCAAGAGATGACGCAGGTTGGTGTGTCTGCTCAATCTCTGCAGCAGGTTTTACCCGAAGCGGTTATTTCGAATGATGATGGAATGTTATCTGTTTCCTACGGCAATGCAGCTCTTGTGGCTGCAATCGAGCTGGCAAAGGAAGTGGAACTTTTGAAGAAACAAATTGCAGAATTGAGAGGATAAGACGATGCCTACGTCATTAGAGAATGGTGGTGTACGCTTCCCCGATAACAGCATACAAACCACTGCGGCAACAGGTGGTGGTGATTACATTATGCGAACTTATACATCGCCATCGCCGTGGACTGCGCCTGCTGCATTAAAAGCAGTAAGAGTTACAGTAATCGGCGCGGGTGGCGCTGGTGGAAATGCAGTAATAAGTGGCCCCGGATTTCCAACTGCACGAGGTGCCGGCGGCGGCGGTGGGGCTGGTGTACAAACATATTATGATGCGCCTGCGCTTTCGCCATTAACTATTACTGCTGGTGCTGGCACAAATTCTTTTGGGGCATTAGTATCTTGCACTGCCGGTGCAGCTGGTGGAAGTACGCCAAACACACAAATTAACACTGGTGGCGCTGGCGGTGCAGTTACCCCATCGCCAACAATTTTGCTTGCATTTAATGGACAACCCGGACAACCGTCTGCTAGTGGATTTACTGGTGGTGGTGGAAGTGGTTTTTTTGGTTTAGGGTTGGGCGGCCCATCCAATTCATCTCCTGCTTCTGCCCCAGGAATAAATGGTCTAGGAATTGGTGCTGCCGGCGGTGGTGGGACTAGAGGCCCCGGTGCTTCGCCGTTAGTTGGCACAAATCCCGGTGGCGCAGGCACGCCGGGCATTGTTATTGTTGAGGAGTTTTATTAATGAAAGCTTTAATTTCGCCGATGGAATTAAGAACAGATTATTTAGGCAATGTTGGATGCCGCGTTGCGCAGGTAGAACCGTTGGCGTTTGAAGTTGCGCCACCGCTTTATTGGATTGATTGCCCGGATGATTGCGTTGCAGATATTTGGTGGTACTACAACGGTGTATGCGAAGTAATGCCAGTAGCGCCGCCCCCTGTGCCTACAGCAGACGAAAACAAAACAACAGCAGAAGAAAAGTACGCTGCTACTAACTGGGCGGTAGAACCTGATGCAGCAGATCCAGCATATCCTCCGTACTTGACGAATCAATCTGATTTTCTTTCGTACAGATCATGGCTGCGTAGTTTCATTATTAATCCGCAAGCAGGTTTTATTGACTGGCCTGTAGAGCCAACTGCTCAATGGAGTGAATAATTTATGTGCGACGCGCTATCGCAATTTACAGTACAAAAATACGTACACCTGCCAGAGTTTCTGGATAAGGATAACTGCGCACAACTCACTGCTGAGTTGAAGAAACTCGTCGCGCAAAAACAAACCACGCAAGATGTGCAGTGCCCGAAGTCCGAGGCAATCCACGGCGCTCAAGTCTTTGACTCGTTGCTGGTGCAGCTACTACCGCATTTTGAGCAAGCGTCAGGCAAGCGCCTACTGCCAACCTACTCCTACGCCAGACTGTACGCACCGGGCGATGAGCTAAAGAACCATACCGACCGCGAGTCTTGCGAGATCAGTGCGACTGTGACGCTCGGCTTTGAAGGCGATGTCTGGCCCATCTATATGGGTGATGGTGAAAACAAAGAAAATGCAAGTCGTATAGACATGAACGTCGGAGACGCCGTTCTGTACCGTGGCATGGACAAGCATCATTGGCGTGAGGTCTATACCGAGGGTAAGTGGCAGGCGCAGGTATTCCTGCACTACGTCGATGCTGATGGGCCGCACAAGGAGTGGGTGTATGACAAGCGCGGCAAACTGAACCTGCCAGAGGAGCAGCCGCAAAACCTACGGCACTGGATATACACCGACATCCTGACACCCGAGGCTTGCGACATCATTATCAAGACCTACGACCAAGAGTTAGTAGAGAAGCTGCCGCCGGTTATCGGCACAGGTGAAGGTGCTATTAATACAGAGATTCGCAACGTCGAGCGCGTGATGCTGCCGGTGTACAAGGACATTGGTGGTCGTTTGGCTGCAGCTGGTCTGTCTGCAAATCGTCGTGCTTGGAACTTTAATATCAGTCACGCTAATCAAGCGGAGTTTTTGAAATACCCCGCTGGTGGTAGATACACGGCGCATATGGATACGTTTCTCAATCCACAGGAAGAGTGTCGAAAGCTAACGGTGCTAGCGTTCTTAAACGACGACTTTGAGGGTGGTAAGTTTTTTATCCAAGACGGTCACGAGCGGTACTACCCGCCGCAGGCTAAAGGCACGGTGTTGGTGTTTCCAAGCTTCCTTGTGCATGGGGTAGAGGACATCACAAAAGGGACTCGCTACTCGGTGGTCTGTTGGATGGTTGGTCCATTCTTCAAGTAGATGAAGACTGAAGACTGGATGAACCGAAAGTGGCGCCCAACGATGGCTTGGGTGTACATGGCAATCAACGTCTGCGACTTCATCGTCTTCCCAATTCTGTTCTCCATCATTCAGTACTACATGGATGCCGGGTTAATGCAATGGCAACCAATCACGTTGCAGGCTGGTGGTCTGATCCATCTAGCTTTTGGCGCGATCTTAGGGATAACCGCATGGGGCAGGAGCAAAGAGAAACTGGAGCAAATCAAGAATGGTAAGTCTGATGATGAACTGGAAGGTGGCTAGGTGGATAGCCCTGTCACTCGTTGTCCTTGCGGTGTGCGCGCTTTCTTGGAGTCTAGGGGTAGACCACGTACAGGCGAAGTGGGATGCGGAGAAGGCTGCACTTGCAGAGGCAGCTCTCAAGCAGGAGAGGAAAGATCAAGCGTTTGCGGACGCTGTGGGCGCGAAGGTGGCAGCTTCGGCGACAAAGGAACGAGTGGTCTACAAGACTCTGATCAAGGAGATACCGAAGTATGTGGAAAGTGATTGCAATTTGTCTGGTGGTTTCCGGGTGTTCCACGACGCAGCCGCGAACGCAACCGTGCCGGATTCCAGTGCCACCGGAGCTGATGCAGCCTCCGTCAAAGCTCAAGACGTTGCCGCCACAGTCGCAGAGAACTACGAATCCTGCCGAGACAACGAGCGCCGTTTAGAAGCCCTTCAAGAAATAATCAAGAACTACAACTCGCAATGATTAACTCGAGAGACATCAAAGAGCTGTTGCCCGTTGTGAGGGCTAAGGTGGAGAGGTTCCAGCAGCTATGCGAAGAGAACGGCATCGACTTGCTGATCACCTCCACTTTTAGAGACGCCGCTAGTCAAGCAGCTCTCTACGCTCAAGGCCGCACGGCGCCCGGGGCAATAGTTACCAACGCGAAGCCGGGGCAGTCGTGGCACAACCATCGTTGCGCTATAGATGTCGTGCCTCTGGTCAATGGCAAGGCGAACTGGAATACGAAGGATCCTGTCTGGGCGAAGCTTGGTGAGTTGGGCAAGCAGGCGGGGTTGGAGTGGGCTGGGGAGTGGAAGCGCTTTAAGGAAATGGCGCACTTCCAGTACACGGGTGGATTTACATTGGCACAACTGCAGGCTGGCGTGGAGATTGTTTGATGAGCGAAGAGATTCACCGGGACCTTGGTAAACACGACGCGCAGATTGAGGCGCTACAAGATCAAGTGAACCGCTTGCACAAGGACATGTACAAGATGATGGATCAGCTTTCTGGCATCCAGCAAACATTGTCTGAAGCTAAAGGTGGATGGAGGACACTTCTGTGGATAAGCGGACTATCAGCAACAATCGGCGGGGTGGTAGTAAAAGTCGCAATGTGGTTCCAAGCGGTCCCGCGATAGATACTCCGGCAATCGTTCTGGTGGAGTGGTTGGATGCCGAGCACCAGTTTGGTTGGCAAGAGGGAAATCACCAAGATGAGGAAGAGCCAGTGCTGAACTGCTTTACGGTTGGGTGGCTAATGAAGCAAACCAAGACGCATGTGAAGGTATGCCAGACGCTATCTTCCGACAATCACGCGCAGACTCTGGTGATTCCTAAAGGGATGATCGCGGCGCTTACTGTTTTGCAACAACCACAACAACGAAATGTCACAACGAATAAGTGAAGAGAAATTCATAGAGACTTGGAAAAGACTTCAGTCTGCTGCGGCTGTAGCAAAGTATCTAGGTGTTGCAGAGAGAAATGTTCATCGTCGTCGAAGAGAGCTTGAGGCTAGGCTGGGCGTTAATCTAGGTTCCACAGACCCGCGTTCCCCAACATATGTGATTCGAGAACACTCACCCCGTGTAGACTGCTCTATGCGGAACGGAGTGATTGTTGTCGGATCAGACGCGCATTACTGGCCCGGTGTTATCAGCACAGCTCATCAGGCATTAGTGAAAGTGGTCAAAGACCTCAAGCCGGAGATCGTTGTAATGAACGGCGACCTGCTAGACGGCGCCAGCATCAGTCGCCACCCAAGGATGGACTGGGGCGCAATGCCAACGGTCAAGCAAGAGCTAGAGGCTGTCACTGAGCGACTACAAGAGATCAAGGAGGTCTCTGGGAACGCAAAGACTTGGTGGACGCTGGGCAACCACGACATGCGGTTTGAAGCAAAGCTTGCTAACTCAGTTCCAGAGTTTTCTGGAGTTAGCGGATTTAGCTTAAAGGATCACTTTCACGGCTGGAACTTCACTATCAGCTTGTTCATTAACAAGAACCTAATGATCAAGCACCGGTTTAGGAATGGCACCCACGCTACGTGGAACAACACACTGCATGGTGGAGTTTCGATGTGCACCGGTCACCTACACCGACTGCAGGCAACGATCCTGTCTGACTATCGAGGAACCCGGTGGGGTATCGACTGCGGGACTCTTGCAGAGACGGATGGGGACCACATGCACTACGGGGAAGACAACCCAACAAACCATTGCTCTGGCTTTGCTGTGTTGACGATCGTAGATGGCGAACTCATACATCCAGAATTCTGTTCAGTACACGGGGAGAAAGCATTCTTCCGTGGTAAGCAAATCATATAAGGGGAGTAAATGGCTGGTCTGAAGCTCATGACGCAAGGAGGATACGTTCCTCGGGTTGCGGCGCACTTGCTTCAAGACAACGAAGCGCAACGAGCCATCAACACCAAGCTATACGCCGGAGATTTAAGGGCGTGGAGAAAGCCGTCTCCGGTCTCGCCTGCGTTCAATGTTCCAGAAGGAACAATCAGCATTTACAAAGGCAAGGACACAGCAGGGGACGCGCTTTGGATTTCTTGGGTAGATGATGTGGATGTGGTGCGTAATCCAATTACAGACTCATCCAACCCGATGTCGATCTACTACACCGGGGACACTACACCCAAAAAGACCAACTCGACTTTGGCCGGAAGTACACAGGGCGACCCCCCGGCTGACTACTTGAACATGGGCGTGAAGGCCCCAACGGCTGCCCCCACGGTTGCAAGGGTTGGTTCTGGCGGCTCGCCGGAGACCCGCGTTTACGTGTACACCAATATCCAAGAGTTTGGCGGCATCGAGGAAGAAAGCGCGCCAAGTCCGGTCTCTGCCGAGGTCCTTTGTGGAACTGGGGACACGATTACGGTCAGCGGCTTTTCTGCGGCGCCCTCTGGCGACTACAACGTCACCAAGCGCAGAATCTATCGTTCTGTCACTGGGTCAGCAACAACTACCTTTCTGTTTGTGGCTGAGATCGCAGTTGCTACAACAAGCTACTCTGACAACGTCGCGGCAGCTGCATTAGGCGAGGAGCTGCAGTCGCTTACTTGGTTAGAGCCGCCCGATGAACTGGCTGGCCTTGTTGCACACCCCAGCGGCTTCTTGATCGGGTTTGTGGGGCAAGAGCTGTGCATGTCCGAAATAGGTGCGCCTCACGCTTGGCCTCTTGAGTACCGCCTATCGCTAAACGTGGACATCGTGGGACTTGGGATCTTTGGTACCTCTGTTGCTGTGATGACAAGGGGTTTCCCTCAGATCGTCACTGGCCTTACGCCAGAATCAATGTCGCCGGAAAAGATTCCGGAACTCGAGCCCTGTGTTGCTAAGCGCTCCATCGCCTCTGATTCGAGTGGCGTGGTGTATGCCAGTACCAACGGTATCTGCGTGATTGGACCCGGCGCAGCTGGCCTCACCACAGGGAACATCATGCTGAGGGACGACTTTGAGAAGTTCAACCCAGCCACTCTGCGGTGTGCAAACTATGCTGGCAAGTACTTTGGTTTCTACACGAATGGCACTGAGTATCTCAAGGACGGCGCTTTTATTCTTGACCGAACGCTTCCTGCAACACCGCTGTCAATCACCAGCATTCAGTCCAACGCCTGCTTCGTAGACCCTGAAACGGCCACCCTGTTTATTGTTGAAGACGATGTAATCAAGCAGTGGGAAGGGGACATCTACAACTGGTTGCCTTATGAGTGGCTATCCAAAAGATTTATCTTTACGAAACCCGTGAATCTTGGCGCCATTGAGTTGGATGCGGATTTTGATAATGCGCAGGAGGCGGAAGATCTGGCGGAGCGTATTGCGGAGATCATTGCGTACAACCAAGCTCTTTTTGCTGCCTCCGGCAACTTACAAGGCTCCCTCAATGAGTTCGTCCTCAATACGCGAGACTTGAATGGCTCCATCCTCAAAAACATACCAAGTATCGTTGACGATCGCTACCTGTTGACCGAGGTGTACTGCGATGGTGAGCTTGTTTTCAATGGGCAATACACGCAGTCGGGTGTGTACAGGATGCCCTCGGGTTACAAAGGGCAGGCTTTTGAGGTGCGCATCTCCGGCAACATCGAATGCCGCTACGTCAAGATGGCTGAGACAGTGAAAGAACTGGCGACATTATGAAGAAGCCAAGCATCCCTGCAGTGAATGTGGCGGATCAGAGGATTGCCTCCCTACTGCGCCCCATGAAGGAGAACATCGAGTCCATTACCGGGGCTCGTGGAGGGCCGCTTGCGCAGCTACCCACCGATGCCACTTTGCCTGAAGTGATCAGCGCAGTGAATGGCATAATAGCTAGACTGAATGCCTAACATGAGTAACCTAATATTCGACGTTGACCGAGTCTTCAGTTTTGTGACTGACCGGGGTGTGCCGATGGTGTTCTCTGCGGGTATGCAGGGCATTGGTATCGAGCGCGACGGCGAATTGGTGGGCGGAGTTCTGTACGACAGCTACAGCACCAACAATATCTTCATGCATGTGGCAGGAATAGATGGTGGTCACTGGGCAACAAAGTCGTTTGTTAAAGCGGTTTTTGGCTACCCATTCAATCAACTCAAGTGCAAGCGCGTAAGCGGGTGGGTAGAAGCATCAAACATCAAGGCTCGTCAGTTGGACGAACACCTAGGATTCAAACCAGAGGCTGTGCTCGAGGGCGCGGCGAGAGACGGCGGCGACGTAATCATCTATCGGATGTGGCGAGAAGAATGCCGCTTTATCTAAAGGACTAGAGAATGTTCGAACACAAATACGACGACTTCATGCAGTTCTACGGGGATGTCTGCGATGACCCTCGTGACCCGATTGAGCGCAAGCTCGCGGTCATGAAGAAACGCAACATTGCTTTTGGCGGTAAGGGCAGTCCGCCTGACCCCAACCCCGGGATGATGGCGTCAGCTGAAGCTGCGAAGACTGTGGCTGCTAGTCAAGAGAAGATCGCTACAGATACGCTGAACTTTTACAAGCAGCAGTACGAAGAGTTCAAGCCGACCCTGACGAAGCTTCTTCAGGGCGAGATAGATATTCAAGCCGCCAATAAGGCTAGGGCTGATGATTACTCAGCCTATGAGAAAGGCACATTCCGCCCGGTAGAGGAGGAGTTGGTTAGGCGCGCCAAGGAGTACAACACCGAAGCCAAACGAGAAGAGTTGGCTCGCGCAGCCGCATCGGACGTATCTCAAGCTTTTGGAGTGGCTCGTGGCCAGCAGAATCGCCAGTTAGCGGCAGCAGGTATTGCGCCGAACTCAGGCCGCTTTGCTGCGCTGAACCAAACGATGTTGACGCAAGAAGCGCTTGCTCGTGCTGGCGGACAGAACCAAGCTAGAACAATGGCGCAAGACAAGGGTATGGCGATGCTGTATGACGCAGCTGGTCTTGGTAGAAATCTAGCCACGAATGCATCGACTGCTTATGGCGTCTCCCTGAATGCAAGCCAAGGCGCAAAAGACACTGCCCAAACGGGTGGTCGCATCATGGGGCAGGGCTTCCAAGGTGCTACTGCAGCTAATCAAGCGGCGATCGGCGGCTACGGAACGGCAGGCAATATCTACGGCCAAGAGTTCAACGCTCGTATGCAGGGTTACAACGCACAGCAACAGGCTAACGCGGATATGTTTGGCGGCTTCGGTAAGTTCGCTGGTCTGGCATTTGGAAAGTACTTTGCGGACGGTGGCGAGGTGCATCGTGGTTTGCGACTGGCTGATGGTGCGCATGTTGGCGCTGGCCCTGTGAGTGGTCCTGGCGGTCCTGTGGACGACAAGATCCCTGCGATGCTCTCGAACGGCGAGTACGTGCTTCCAGCCGACACCGTCAGAAAGATTGGCAAGGGCAAGCTAGACAGGCTGGTCAAAGAGACTCACACGCCAGCTGCTGTCCAGCGCAAGCGCAAAGCACTTAAGGGGAAGAAATAATGGCACGTGGACTCGGGGCATTCGCTGATGGTCTTACTGATGGCATTGTCACGCGGCAGCGACTAGAGCGAGATAGGCAGGCTGCGGAGAATGAAAAGAAGCGCATGGCGCTTGAGGAGTCTCGTTTCGCCCTTGATAAGGCAAGATCGGAAAGAGACGCCGAGCAGTTCGGCCTGACCAAGCAACTCACTCTACAGCAGATTGAGGCTGGCGGTCTTGATCTTGACCAGAGGAAGCGCGACCGTGACTTTCAGGCCAGCCAGTCAAAACGACTTTCTGAGTTGGTTGCCGCTTCTCAAGGCGGTGTGGAGCTTGATGTTATCGACCCCAGTGGCAAGCAAGTCGGCCCAATGCGGTTCTCTTCAATGGAGCAGGCCACACGAGACCTTCAGCAAAAGGGACTGACGTTTAGGCCCGGCTCGGCCAAGCAGATTGCTGCGCTCAACCCAGTTGATCTGGAGATGCGAGCAGCAGACATCATGCTGGAAGAAGCATTGCGCTACGGCAAGGTCACGCCTGAACTTCTCAAGGAAGCAAAGAACCGTCGCAAGGAAGCTGAACGCGAAGGCGCAATCGAGGCTCTGCGCTACTACCACACCACTGGTGACGAAGCTGGCGCCAAAGCGATGTTCAACAAAAACGGCAAGATCAAGATTGGCGATGACGTCAAGCTCGAACTGAAGCCGGGCATGTTCGGCCCGACTGTTGCGGGTTTCCGAATTGGTAAGGACGGCAAGAAGCAAGAAGTGTTTGATGGCTTCCGAGATGTGATCCTACCCTCGATGAGTTCCGAGGCATACGCCAACACGATGGCTGCGTTCAAGCAGACTGAGATCAAAGAGCAGGGCGACACCGCTCGTAACGCCGCAAGCAACGCCAACGCACGAGGCATTGCCTTGTTGAACAACCAAGGCGCGATGGATCGTGAGCTTGTCCAGAATGAACGTGCTGGTAGAGGCCAGAAGGATCCGATGTTCGTGGAGCTTGAGACGATCATTATGGATCCTGCTCGCGCAGCTATGGGCAACCCGTCGAACGCGATGAACATCGAGCAGTACCAGCAAGACACGATGAATGTGATGAACACTGCATACGCGCTGTACAAGTCCGGCAAGGCGAAGTCCGCCCCAGAGGCTGCGGCAATGGCAATGCAGATCGTTAGACAAGCGAAGCAGAACGCACAGCAAAAACCTAAGTAATTGGAAAGAACATGCCGATCTACCAGACAGCAGACGAGGCAGGAAAGGGTGTCCGCCGTAAGGGGCAGGCAATTTCAACTGGGGGCTACAACCCGGGCGACTTCTACCGTTCTGCTAGAGGTAGAGACTATGTTCCGGGGCAAGAGGCTGCAGAGTACATGCAGCGTAGATCAGCGATTGCTACTCAACCCGCACCCCAGCCTGCTCCTCAACCCGCCCCAGAGCAATCCTCAGGTGAAGACCCGCTAGTCGCGTCACTCCTTTCTAATCTGACTGAGCAGTACTCTTCTCAAGCCACATCTACCCCCGCCCCGAAAGGGGAAGGAACGCTAGTTGGAGACGTTGGTCGCTCCGTTGCTAGGGGTGGCCTTGGCCTGATAGGCGGCATCAACGAAGTAGCCAATCTGGTGACGATGGGTGCGCCTGACGCTGCCGCTAGATACATCTCCGGCACGACCCCCGGAGAGGTTATTGACCGGTATCGCAAGGAACTGGGCGCCAACGACTCCGCTGAACTTCAGGCACAACGCGCAGAGCTAGAGAAGGCAGACGGCTTCATCGATAGCTTCACTGCTGTGGTGTCGAACCCACGCTTGGCTGGGATGATGGCGCTCGAGATGGGCCCTCAACTTCTCACCGTGGCCGGTGCGGCTCGCCTTGCTGCTGCCAGAGCATTCTCCGCTGCAAGCACTGCTGGCCTGTCTGCTGAGGCTGCTCAGGCTGCTGCTACGACCAGCGCTACCCGCACCGTTCTTGGTTTGAACGCTGCAGTCGAGGGTGGCTCCGCAGGTATGGACGCTCGTCAGAACGTGATGACGATGAGTGAGGCAGAGCTTAGCCAGTCGCCTCAGTATCAGGCATTAGTGACACAGCTTGGGGATACCCCTGATGGTCGCAAGCAAGCCCGTGAGCGCTTGGCTAATGACGCTTCCGCTGTTGCTGCATCGCTGGCTGGTGCGATCTCTCTTGTCGCTGGCAAAGTCTCTGGCGCTGGTTCCCTCGAAGCTAAAGTGCTTACTGGTCAGGCTGGTGCAGAGCTGGCCGAACGTACTGTTGGCAAGGTCGCAACCGAAGTCGGCAAAGGCATCCTCAAAGAAAGCGCTCAAGAAGCTGGTGAAGAAGGCGGTTCTCAGTTTGCAACCAACGTGGGTACGCGCTTCTCCGGCGCCAAGCCTGATCAAGATCTATTCGAGGGTGTGCCTCAGGCCGCTGGTGCTGGTGCCGCTCTTGGTGGCATTGCTGGTGGTGGCTTCGGTGGTGTCAGCGCCCTTCGCGGCACTAAGTCCGCAGAGACGGCTGCGCCTCCAGTAGACACGCCTGACCAAACGCAACAAACGCAACAACCCCCTGCTCGTCCTCCGCTGACTGATGCTGAGTACGGTGCGGCTGTCAACAATCCTTCCTACATGGCTGCAGCATGGGCTCGTTCCGACGAAGCTGGTCGCGCCCGTCTACAAGCTGCCAACCCCGATCTCAATTTCGCAGAGCTGTCTCAGGATGAAAATCTCCTGAAAGAAGGCAACTCTCGCATCGACAACAATCCTGACTTCTTCGAGGATTTCAACACCCGTCTGAATCAGACCGGCAGCAATACCGACTTCAACCCGAACGACCCTCCATTTGATGGCGGCACTGACCTAGACGCTCCTCCTGACTTCATGCCTATTCGTGAGCGCATGAAGATGGCACAGGAGCTGGCAGATCAGGGACAAGCCATTGCTGAGGGTCAGTTCTCCCGCGAGAAGCCTCCAGCTACGCCAGACCCTGCGACTCTCAACGCTGGCCCGTCTGTTCAGTTCCCCAATCAACCTCCTCTTGATGTTCAGATCCGTGGCTACGAGCGCCGCGCAGAGAACATCATGAGCATGCCTGAAGCTGTTCGACGCGCCGCCGCCACCTCCTCGATGCAGGAGATGATTAGCCGTGGCTTTACCCCAGAGCAGGCTCAAGCAGTCTTTGGCGCCATAGCTAATCCGCAGCAAGGAGCTACTGAAAAGATTGATGGGCTTCCTCCCGGCGATCGTGAAGACATTCGGCCCAAGATCGATCCCAACTTCCAGACGTTTGCTCAAGTCCGTGAGCGTATGGCTCAGCGGGATCAAGCCAGAGAGCCTACGGCCAAACCTGCTGACTACATTCCTGTCCCTGTTGCTCCGACGATCAGAGAATTAGCTAAGCGCTTTGGCGTTCAAGTGTATGGATTTAGGTACGCTGGCAACAATGATTTATTGAAGTCTCGTTTGGGCTCATCTTTGTCTGGCGGTGTTGTAATGCTTAACGCCGATAAAGAAAATCAACACTTGTCCATTTTTGGTCATGAGTTGTATCACGAGCTACGCCGCCGCAATCCAGAAGCTGCTGCTCAATTAGAGCAAGAGGTCTTATCTTACGTTCGTCAGGATGGTCGTGAGCAGCTTGCGGCAAAAATGCTGGCAGTTGGGTACGACATCAGCAAGGTTGACGAGGAGATGGTTGCGGATCTGATGGGCACGATGTTCACAGAGCCCGCATTCTGGCAAGAACTTGGTCAAAAGCAACCTAGGCTATTACAGAAAATCCTCGCGGTCATTGATGACATGATCGCAAAGTTCGGCGCGAAGACCAGTAGAGATGAAAAGATCCTTCCGTATGTGACGGAGATCAAGCAAGTGCGTCGGATGTTGGCTGGGTTTGTCAACGAGTCCAAAGGCGGGACTAACCTCGACCTCACTCAAGACGGCGCGATCGACAACGCCTTCGAGAGCACGAGCGATGACGACAAGGCAACTCTAGCTCAGGTGCGCTCGCTCCTGTCTGAGAACAAGGTTCCTGAGGCCGCGAGACTCTTCTCCGCCAACAAGCTGATGGCAAAGACTGGCGTTAAGTTCACCGACCTTCAGAAAGAAACCGATCGGAAAGTTGCTACAGAAAGCGCCGGTATTTCCTCTGAAGCACTGCGTCAGCGCGGTAATGAACTGGTTGATCGCGGTCAGAAAATGGAATCGGATGGTGGCGGTTTTCTGCCTACAGATCCAAACCGTGGCGCAGATTTGATTGAGTCTGGCCGCAAGCTTGCAAAGGTTGGCCGCGATATGGTTGCGCTCGCCCAATCAGTCGAGGGCATTGAGCGGCGTGTTGCCGATACAGCCACTACACAAGACAAGCGGTCTCGGATGCTCGAAGTGTTGGCTGAGCGTAAGCAACTCGCAGACGAGTATGAGGCCGCAGCCACTAAGCTACTGGGTTCTTCCGACGCCTCCAACAAGACCGAGCCGAAGATCGATACAGACAAGGCCGTGGAGCAGATCAAGCGACTGCTGGCTGAGAAGAAGTACAAGCAAGCAGGTGATCTGTACCGTTCAGCACAGGTTGGTGAGACCACTGGTCTGTCGATGGATGCGCTGAGCCGCGAAGCAGAGCAGTTGCAGAAGACTGAAGATAAGCGCAGTAAGGTTGCATTCGCAGAAGATGCTCAGGGCGATCTACCACTGTCGAGATCTCGCACCGCGTTCGACGGGCAAGTCGCTGAGATTATGTCTGGCGTGTCCCGCTTAGTCGAGGAAAGAACCAAGGCAAGGGACGCTGACCAAAAGGCAAAGAATGCGGCCAAAGAACGTGATCCGTCTTGGTTTGATGACGACACTGGCGGCGTGTTCACCAACCTCGCTCGCTCTGGCGTCTATGGCGTAGAGGGTTCTACTGAGGTCGAGCTGCGCGATCAAAAGGCTGAGGAAGAAAGAGCTGAGGCTGACCGCTTGGTGGATGAGAACGCCAAGATTATGTCTGGTCGTGTCCGCGCCTTGGTCAGAGACATCGATAGGAAGTTGGGTCAGCTTGCTGGTGTGCGGGATATGATGGCGAGAGACGGCTTCTCCGAATCTGAGATCAACGCCACAGTTTCAAAGTCCGAGTCCGACCTGAAAGCACTGCGTGATGGCGAGCTGGGTCAGATTGTTGACGAGCAGCTGCGCGATACCGTCGCCGCGATTCCTCCAGCCAAAGACACCAACGCTGAACCCGAGACATTCCCGGGCAGCAACGAGATTCAAGCTGAGCTGGACTTCAATGACCAGCAGCGCACCGAGGCTCGCCGCCTTGTGGACGCCGTTGCGAAGAAGGAAATGAGCTTCGAGGAGGCCATCAAGGCTGTCCGCGAGAACGACATCGGCGTGATGCATCTGCTGGACGCTATGCGCGAAGCTGGTGTTCAGGTTGGTAAGCGGTTCATCGACCTGTCGGGCAACATCGCTGCGAACTACACCCTCGACGGCTACATCGAGAAGTCGGGGATGAGTCCGTACATGGCGCGTGAAGCGTGGCTCAAAGCCTACGACAACGTCCCCGTCAAGAGTTTGGTACCACTTAGTGATACCGAAACGACTGCTTACGAGAACTGGAAGAACAACCGCAGGAAGTACATGCAGCGCCTGTCCGACCGCGTCAAGGACAACGCTTCATTCTCGACTGGCAGTTTGGAAACTCTGTTCCCGAACGCCCTGTTCAACCAGTTCTCCCTGTCGGAGATGAGGAATCCAGACACGATCACCGAGGTGCCTTTGCGCCAGATGATCCGCGATCTGTTCCCTGATCCTGTCCGCGCTTGGCTGCAAGACATTTCAGATGTGCTGGCTGTCCGCCCTGATCTCGAGGGTCAGGTCAACGACGCACTGACGAAAGAAGAGCAAGAGGCGTACAACGAGTTCTTCACCCGTCAGGTGAGAGAGGCAATGCGCAACCTCGACATGAAGATGCGCTCGCCTGTGTACTCCCAGCTCGATCAGCTGCGCTACTTGTCGCCTGAGATGTGGATGAACTACCGCACTCAGATTGCCAAGGCTGACGAGGGTCAGTTCAAGGCTATCCTGCATGAGGCTGCTGAGCTGAACGACATTGCCAAGGCTGCAATCGAGGCTGGCGCTAATCCTGACAACACGATCGACGCCTATCTGAAAGAGGTAATGGCGCGTGACGACACCAACGCCAAGGATCTGGATGACATCACGGACGAGGACGGCGAGGGCACCCGCTATCGTCGTGGCCGCTTCTCCGGTGTGGTTGGCGCACTCACTCTACAAGAACACTTCAACCGCATCTTCTCGAAGTGGGATGCAACCCCTGCCTATACGGTAGC